TCGTGAATTAAAGCAGGTTTTACAGGATTTTATTAATGCAATAAGTAAAAAAGTAGCCTTAACTAAATATGATACGGAAGTTATAAATGTTAAGAAGACATTAGAAAAAGCCGAAGAAAAATCTACAATTGAGATTTTAAAAGAAGAAATGAAAAATAAAAAGAATGTAGACATACAAGAAAATAAAATGTTTCCAAGAGCGTAAGGAGGTTAAATAATGGAAGGTGCTAGAATTATTCAAGTAATAGAAACTATATCAAATAGAGGTAATGGTACAGAGAATAACCCATATAGAGAAGTAATACAATATTGGGATTTTGAAGGGAAATTATTAGCCGAAGTAGACCCTTTCAAGAATATAGAAAATAAGGAGGTAAGGTGATGAAACAACATATAACCGTAGAGCAGTTAGCCGAATTAGAACTAGATTTAAGAGAAACGGATAAAATTATTGATAAGTTTAATTTGCCTAGAGTATCACTTGACTATATGGATTTACCTGCTATAGCAAGATGGGTTAGTAAACAAATAACTATCGGTAAAATGATAGAAATTTTATCATCAGAATATAATGCAGTGAACATTGATGATAATAGAGAATTTGGTAAGGGATATAACATACATTGTGCTTTATTTAAAAATGACTGGAAAGAAGATATTCATAAAGAATATAGAGATTTTGAGTTATGTGATGCACTTTGGAAAGCAATTAAGGAAGTTTTAGGAGAGGTTGAGTGATGAAAAGACCACCAAAAGATTGTTTTAATTGCAAGTATAATATATTAACTTGTGGAAATGTAAATAAAATAGATAAAAGAATTTTAAGAAAATTAATAAGAGTAAGTGATTCTAATCATATATGGGATAGATATTATTGCAATAGACACAAATATTCTAAAAGAAACATACACACAGGAGAATTAAATTATATTAATATACGCTAATTAGAGGGGGTTGAGTGATGGATATTATAGAAAAAGTATATGTTTTATTCAAAGAAAATATAATAGAAGGCATATATGAAACAAAAGAGCAGGCAGAAGAAATCATCAAATATTATAAGAAAAAATCTAATTGTAATGACTTTCGTATAGAAGAACATCTATTTCATGAAGATTTATCAGGAATGGTTTAATAGGAGGGCTGAGTGATGGGGAAACAATATTTTATAAGTTACCTTTATAGTGAAACTAATGACGTGAAAAATTCAGGATTTGGAAGCACAACAATAACTACAGATGGTAAGATTAAAAGCATGGATGATATATTTAAAATACAAAAGCAAATCGAAAAGAATCTGAATATAAAAGGTGTAATCATAATGAATTATAGAGAAATGTGACATACAGATACTTGAGGGTTAGGAGGGAAATTATGAAAAGCAAATTTATAAAGTATATGTTGTTTTGCATTATTACAATAACAGTATTACTTTGTATTACAGAGATAATTCATTTTTTTATAGATAGTCCAAGAAAAATTTTAGGCTTAGGACTTCTTGTTGGAGCTTTATATAGTGCTATTGCTATGAAAACAATTGATTCTTTTCTATGGAAGAATTGAGTTGTGGTTAGGAGGGGTAATATGAGAGAGATTGAATTCCGTGGCAAAAGAATAGACAACGGTAAATGGGTATATGGATATTATGTTTTTCAAAAAGAGTGTAAAAGGATAGGCTCTAATGAAGTGTATTATGCAAATTATGATAAGCATTTAATAGTTTCTAATAGGGTAGGAGAATATTGGGAAGTAGCACCTGAAACAGTAGGGCAATATACAGGGCTAAAAGACAAAAACGGTAAAAAGATTTATGGGGGAGATATAGCATGTTGCACAGGTGGAGAACATTGTCAAGGTTATTATGAATATCAAGGAATTTGCGAAGTGAAATGGCAAGGTAATGGATTTGACCTTATAGATATTAGAAAAAAACACGGTTGGGGTTGGGGTTTTATTGATACTTTTGAACAAATAGAAGTTATAGGCAACATACATGAGAATCCTGAATTATTAGAGTAGGATTAAATTTACAGTTTAGGAGAGTGGAAAATATGGATTGCAAATATGTATTAGATGATTTTGAATCAAATGCTTGGGAATGTTCAAATTGCAAATTATTGTGGCAATTAACCGTAGGAACTCCAAAAGAAAATAATATGAATTATTGTCCTCAATGTGGAGCTAAGATTATAGAAGAAATTGAATATGTATATTGTACCAATTGTTATTATTTTAGATTAGATGATGAATATAAGCAGTATTGTATGTATGAAGATAAATGCAATATAAATAATCCTGAAGATAGTCAACTTATTGAAGAAAGACCTTTTTATAAGGAGAAGTAATACTAAATTTACAGTGGGGAGGTTTATATAATGCTTGTTGAAGATTTGATAAAAAAGCTTAAAGAATTACCAAAAGGCTCAACAATAGGAATGATAGATATAGATGACGTTAGATTAATAGAAGATGTAAGTATTAAAACTAAAAATGACACAGTATATGATTCAGTAGGAGATGAAATAACAATTGAAAGAATTGAAAAATTAAGAAAATCAAATGAAACTAAAATATGTGATTACTATATTGTACGTTAAAAATATAAGATTAGGAAGTGATTTTATGAAGTGTATTATAAAAAAAAATTTATAGAGAGAATAAAATATTTGATATTATGCGACAAAAATATGTTGCTAAAGTTGATATGAAAATTATAGTAAATGATTTAGAATATGAGGAATCAAAAATATTTGAATTTGAAGACGATTGGGAAATGTCTAAAAATAAAGGTTATTATATTGAAAATTAGTAATAAAATGAAATTTTTATTGAAAGGAAGTGTTGCATGATAAACCAAGATCCCTTTATAGAAGTAATTAATATTTTAGACAAATATGGAAAGTTAAAAGGAACTAAAGAAGAGTTATTATTTAGTGACAGAACATGTGCAGCAGAATTAGTTAAATTAATTAGAAAATATGTATATGAAACTATAAAAATTAATAAATAAAAATATAATATTTTATTGACAAAAATTTATATCATGGTATACTAGAATATAGAAGGGGGATAGTAATATGCATAAGAAAAAATTGATTATTTTATTAATGTTTGTTATAACATTTATGACAGGATTTACATTTGGTAATGCTAGACAGCCACCAGTAAAATATAAAATAATTAAAATAGAAAAAATTGTTGAAGTTGAGAAAGAAGTTTTGGTTGAAAAAGTGGGGTTTAAACCTTTAGATATACCATTAGATGAAGAAATCCAGGAATACATATATAATTTATGCGAAGAAATAGATTTAGAATTTGAATTAGCGTTAGCATTGTTTAAATTAGAAAGTAATTTTAATCATAATACAATAAATCACAATAATAACAATACATATGATATCGGAATTGGACAATTAAATTCTAAATATTTTATTGAATATGGTGAAAGAGCAGGAATAGAAAATTTTGACCCTTATAATATTAAACATAATATCAAAGCATCATTATATGGTTTAAAACATTACATAGATTACTGGTCTAATAAGGGGTTAAAAGACGAAGAATTAACTAAGATGGCTTTATTAAGCTACAATAGAGGATTAAATGGTGCTAAAAATTATAGAAAAAAATATGGTATTGACCATTCATATAATAAAATAGTTTTAAAACATAAAGAATATTTTTTATCATTAAATAATAAATAAAAATATAATATAAAGAGGTGGAGATTATGAAAAATTGCTTTGAAGAATTATTAGCTAAGTTTAGAGAAGATTGTTCTAAATGCGAAGATGAAGGCTGTAAAAAACTACAAGAAGCAGTTATAAATTATAAATGGAATGAGTATGTTAACAAATTTTATAGGAGGGATTAGATGACTAGAATAGCAATTACAGGTTGGATGGGTAGCGGCAAAACAGAAATTGCAAAATATCTTGAATTTAAATATGGATTTAAAAGAATTTCTTTTGCAGATGGAATTAAAGATATAGCTTATAACATCTTTGGAATGAAAGGTAAACAAAGAGGACTCTTACAAAGTATAGGCGAAAAAATGAGAGAAATTGATAAAGACGTATGGATAAAACACACAATAAACAGATTAGATAATTTACACGATTTTGTAATTGATGACTTAAGAAGAATGAACGAGTTTGAAGAATTAAAAGCTAATGGGTTTGTAATAATTAGAGTTGTATCTGATGAAGAAAAAAGAATAGAAAGATTAATAAAACGAGATGGGTATTGTGACAAATCACTTATGTATAATGAATCTGAAAATGGTTGTGCTGATCTAAGACTGTATGAAATAGATAATAATGGTAGTTTAGTAGAATTGTTTGAGAAAGTTGATGATTTATTAGTGAAAATAACTAAAGATGAATTTAATTAATTTTATACTACACTTAGGCAATAGTGTTAAAAGTTTTATTTTTTAAGTAAGGGAGGGTGGGTATGCCGAGAAGGAGAAGGGGTAATTGGGATAATGATTTTCAAAATAATTCAAGGATTAGAAATGGAATACCTGAAGAAAGAAGACAATTATTAATTGATAGAGGGATTATTGAAAATGATTCTGTAGAAGAACTTGACAATAATACTTTTGAATTAAGTCTTAATGAACTAAATTTAAGAGCAGAAACATTAGAATTAAATAATGGTTCAGTTATTACTACACTTCCTAATGGAGTTGGTCAATATACAGTTAGAGGTGGGAGAAGTAATCAAAGAATTTTTGATATGAATTATGTTGTGGGTTGGGATGTAAATTCATCTTTTAATACTATAGAAAATCAATATAAATATATACATAGTTTTAATTATAAACCAAATAAATTTAAGTTTAATAGTATTCACGGCGAAACAGATTTATTATATATGGGTTTTGAATTAGAAATAGACAAAGGTGGCAAAAGTGACGAAAATGCAAAATTAGTTATTGATATGTTAGGGGAAGATAATATTTATTGCAAACATGATGGAAGTTTAGATAATGGTTTTGAAATTGTTACTCATCCAGCTACATTAGATTATCATTATAATATGAATTATGAAGAAATGATGAAAAAATTAATAGAATTAGACTATAAATCACATGACACAACTACTTGTGGGTTACATATACATTTTAATAAAAATTACTTTAGTGAGAACAAGACAATTCAAGACTTAAATATTACTAAATTATTATATTTATTTGAAAAATATTGGGATAATGTAGAAAAATTTAGCAGGAGAAGTTCTGGCTATGCCCAAAGATACTATATAAAACTTGATGATAGTATGTTTGATGTATTGTCTAAGGCAAAAAATGCTTATAACAAATATTATGCAATAAATTTAAGAAATGAAGATACTGTAGAAATAAGAACATTTAAGGGAACTTTAAAATACAATACATTAATTGCTACTCTACAATTTGTAAATAGAATAGTAAAAATATGCAAGAATACTGATTTATTAGAAATACAAAATGTAACATGGGAAGATATAATTGCAAATCCTGAAAAAGAATTAAAACAATATTTAATTGAAAGAAAAATGTTAGAGGAAATACTAGTAAAATCTGCTTAAAAACAAAGTTTTATCAGAAATATAATAATTGCTACAAATAAATGCGACAAACAATTAATGTCGCAATAAAGGAGGAATATAATGTACTGTTGTGATGGTGAATTATGGGAGCCTATAGAAGTAGATAATTTGGAAGAAAAAGTAGAAGGGGAATTATAATGTTTGATTTGAGAAAAGAAATAGAATTAATGGATAATGTGATTCATTATTCACAAGGTAAAGATGTATTATTAAAATCTTCTAAATATACAACATTTGAAAATATTAATGATCTAATAGAGTTAAGAAATGGATTAGCAAAAATATATAATGAATATGAGTTAAATAAGAAAATAGTTCAAAATCAGAAATCCATGATAAGTGATTTACATAATCAAAATGAGGAATTGAAAATGAAAAATATAATATATAGAAATGAAAATAAGTATTTAAAATTGAAATTGAGTAAATTAGAGAAGTCTATAGATGAAGCATATTCAAAATATTATAAGGAGGTAGACCATGTTTAATTGTGAAAATTGTAAAAATAATGTAATTTGCAAACAAAAAGTTGAAGCAGAATCTTTTTTAAAAGAATTAAATTCATTAAAAGAAAAGTATAGGGACTTTTGTGGAACAACTACAACTAAATGCAATTTCTTTGTTGTAGATACAGTTCAAAGAAATACAACAAAAATTCAGAACAACCCATTTTAAATAATAAGGAAGAAAAATTTGAAGAGTTGAAAAGCAGGTATCTGGATGCTTATAAAAGATGTTATGGTAATTGGGGTTGTGATGCAGCAGATTTGTCATGCGATTCTTGTGATATAGGAAGGGAATTATCAAACTTAAGAAAAGAATTTGAAAAGAATTTACTAGGTAGCAGAATTCCAGAATTAAAAAGAGAAGCTAAAAGATTATTTGGGAGGGATTAATCTTATGAGATTATATAAAGCTAAAAACTATTTAATGTTAGATGATGATAATAGTAAACCATATCCTATAGCAAAATTTGAAGACATAAGTGATACTTATAAAGACTTAATAATAAAAAGATTTAATTCAAAACAAGCCGAAATAGAAAATATACTAACTAGAGAAAAAATAACCGAAGACATTTGTCCACATGAAGATAAATATGGGTTATCTAGCGTTGATATAATAAGTTTTGATAAAGATATGGAATGTCAAATATGTGGTAAAAGAATGTAAATTGTTTGGAGGATAAAATGACAAAGTTAGATTTAATTAGTATGATTAAAGATTGTGATAACCAAGCAGAAATAATAATTCAATATGAGGGTTGTAATTTTAAACTAGAAGATGGAAGAGTTTTTGATATTAAAGAAACTGAAATATATAAAGATACTATTTTTATAATAATAAATTGATAAGTAAAAATATAAAGCTTCTTTAAATTACAAAGTTTTATTTAAAGAGGAGGAAAAGTATGAGAACAGTACAAAGATATAATTTAGAAACCAATGAATGGGAAGATATAAAATTTGAACAATTGAGAAAAGGTGACATATTTCAGTTATTTGATAATGGAATACAAGTTGAAGATGATGCTGGATATACAAGGTTTCAAGCAATATCAGATGCATATTTAAACGATGATGATATTTATACTGTAGATATAATGTCTAGTATTAATGAAGAATAAATTGCTTTGAAAGTTGTCTTTTATAGAAATAAATAAAAATATAATATGAAGGGGGAGGGAATTCATCAAATTAAATATTAATCAATTATATAACGAAGATTGTATAGAATTCATGAAAAAAATCGATAATCAATCAATAGATTTAATAATTGCCGATCCTCCGTATTTTAAAATTTTAAAAAATGATTGGGATAATCAATGGGAAACAGAAGAAGAATATTATGAATGGTTTAAAAATATTTTAAAAGAATTTAGGAGAATAATCAAACCTAATGGCAGCATTTATATATGGAATTGGTTTGATAATATATGCTCTATCGGTCATTTTGCTAAAGAAGAAGGATTTTTAATAAGAAATCTTATCACATGGATGAGAGGTGGAGGAAGAGAAAGAAAAAATTGGGCTAGTCAAAAAGAAGAATTATTATATTTAACATTGACTGATAAACCTACCTTTAATTTAGATAATGTATTAATTGGATTAGATGATGATTGTAGGGTTATGAAAAGAGCTTCTTGGAAAAGGTATGAGTATAATATGAAAGGCAGAAAAAGCAAGGAAAAGTCACTTGTTAATCTCATCTAATGTATGGAGTGATTCATATATTACATATAACTCACCCGAAAAAGTAAACCATCCTTCACAAAAACCATTAAGTATATGTGATAGGATTATTAAAGCTAGTAGTAATGAAAATGATTTAATATATATTCCTTTTGCTGGAAGTGGAAGCGAGATTGTAAGTTGCATTAATAATAATAGAAGATGGATTGCTACAGAACTGAGTGAAGATTATATAGAAAATATAATAAAACCTAGAATAAACACGATAAAAATTTAGTTTTATTGAGATTTGGAAGTATAGTGTGAAGAAAAATGACTGTGAAGTGATTATAGAATTTCTAGAGACAGAATGTAAAGAAAAAATTGTTTTACTAGAACAAAAGATAAAAAAAGAAAAAGGGTTAAGCGAAGTATCCGCTAAGTCCTTAGTAACAACATTAGATTTATTTAGAATGGAATTGATAAAATTATATAAAGAAATTTCAATGAAATAGCGATTTGATTGTAAGAAAGAAGGAGATAATTTGTCAACAGTAGAATGTAAAGGATTTAAAATGAAGTTAGAAAAAATTGATGGTGGATACCACATGTTATGCTATAGAATTTCAGATAATTTTATATTAGTTGATGAGTGGAATCCCAGCGTTAAAACAAAGAGAGACGCTATAGAGGAATGTAAAATAACCATCGAAGACTTTCTAAAAAATCCAGAATATTATATTTAAAAGTATGATTTTAAAGAAAGGATTGAGATTATGAAATTTGAGAATTATGAAATTAAAAAAGATAGTTATGGATTTAAATTTGCCAAGAATGACATTATGAAAAGCAAAAACGAAAAACCTTGTATTCAATGTGGTAAACTCACAAAATTTATTGAAGTATGCTCTGAAGCCCATATGTGTTCTGATGAATGTGTATCTGAATGGTATAAGAAGTATAATAAATTAATACAAGATTAAATAAAAGAAAAGTTTGATTGAGAAATGAGGGTAATTATGGATAAAAAATGCCTAGATAAAATTCTACAATATTATAAGCAGCGACCAGATTTATTTGTTGAAGAAGTATTGGGTAATAAATTATCGCTATATCAAAGAGTGATATTAAGAGCATTGAATGCTAAAGAAAACTTAAAAGGAAGGATACTTAGTAAAACAATAGATTTCTACTATAGAATTCTATGTCAATTAGTATCATTAGATGAAGATAGTAAAATTATATTTTATGAAAATAAAGAATATAAAGAAATGACTAGAGATGAAGCAATAGATTATGTTTATAATAAATTGAGATTTCTATTGAGATTTTAATAAATAAAAATATAAAAAAAGGAGTTACTTATTATGCAGTGGATTTTATCGGGGTGTTCCATATTTATGTTATGGATGATGGGGAATAAAAATAAATACGCACCACTAATTGGAATCGCAAATCAACTTTTGGCGAAATATTATAGAAGAAATTCAAACTACGGGCAAAAGATTTGAATTTAAACAAGGTATGGATATAAGACTAATGACAGACGAAAAGGCTAAATTATTAAATGAATCTAAATATCATGGTGATTACATATTTGCATTTGACCATATTAGAGATAAAGATTTAATAGAAAACAAGTTAAAGATATGGAAAGATAATTGTAAAACTAAATCACAAACTACCAAATTATATATTTTATGTGGCTATGAAAGTCAGGATATAAACGACATTGTTAATACATTTGAAAGAATTAAAATATTAATGAAATATGGTTGTTTACCTTACATAATGCGGTATAAGGATTATGAAAAAAGTAAATACAGAGGTACATATATAAATCTAGCTAGATGGTGTAATCAACCAAACTTTTTTAAAAAAATGAGCTATAGACAATATTGTGAAGCAAATCAAGAAAGAACTAAGACTAAAATTTGTTCTGCTATGAGATATTTAAATGAATTTGAAAAAGATTATCCTGAAATTGCAGCAAAGTATTACGATATGAAATTCGAAGATTTAAATCAATATTAGAAAAAATAAAAATATAATATAAGGAGATGATTATATTTCAGCAACTAACAGAGGTTCGACAAGAAATAAAGCAGACTTCTACGCTACACCTATTCCAGTTGTAAAAAATTTATTAAAACACCATGCGATAAAACCAGGTAATATACTTGAGCCGAGTGCTGGAAATGGTAATTTTATAAAAGTTCTAAAAGAAAAATATGATAATCATATTACTTCATTAGAAATCAGAGAAGAAGAAAGAGATAGTTTAAATAAATTAAGTGATAAAGTAATTATAACTGATTTTTTAAAATGGAATCCCGATAAGCAATATAAAACAATAATTGGAAATCCACCTTATAGTTTAGCACAAGAATTTGTGGAGAAGTGTTTTGATGTAGCAAATAAAGATACAGAAATAATTATGTTATTGAGATTAGCCTTCCTAGAAAGCAAGAAAAGATATGAATTTTGGCAACAACATCCAGTAAATAAATTATACATATTAAGTCAAAGACCAAGTTTTACAGGTAAAGGTACGGATGCAACAGCTTATGCGTGGTTTATATGGGATAATAGTAAAAAACAAGAAATAAAAGTAATTTAAGAACTATTATCAATACCAAACCTAGTCATATCAATGTGTCTAGCCTTCAAAATATCAATAAAATGTGCAGTTCATTTAGTCTTAAATAATATTAAATAAAAATATAATATTTTACATAAAAACGCTTGACATATATCAAATCCATGCTATACTAGAATATAGGGGATAGGATAAAAAATTATAAAAACACTAACAAACATAAATATAATATAAACTAAAGATAAAAACTACCATAAAGGGGGATGGTAAAATATTTCGATGGGAGAGTGAGATTTTGAGAAGGGGAGTAAAGTTACAAATTGTTATTTTGTTGGTATTAATTTTAGCATTAGGTTATGTATTTGCTAGAGTAATAAAAGAACCTAAACAAGAAGTAGTGACTGAAGAAATTATCAGATATAAAGAAGTTAATAATACAGAGCTTGAAGAAGTAGTAAAAAATCAAGAAAAGATAATTAAAGAACAAACCAAAGCATTAGAACAAATTAGTAAAGAATTAAATAGTTACAAAGTTAAGGAGAAAGAAGAAGAGATTAAGAGACAAAAAATACTAAGTTTGCAACGACCAGAAATCATTCAAAAGGAACTTGCTAAGGTTGGTAAAATAATTGGATTAGAAGGAATTGAGGAATATGAGGATATAAGAGTTAAAAAATCTTTATTTGGAAGAAATGAATTAAGTTTACTGATAGTATTTACATATGGATTCGGGGTAGAACTAGATGAAATTATTATAGATAGTTATATAGACGATACAGTAATTTTACAAATTCCTAAAAGGGCAGTGGAATTAAAATACATAAAGATTGATACTGAAAAAAGTAATATTGAAGAAGTGCAAAAATGGTTAGGTACTAAAGAATTTACAAGTCAAGAAGTTAAAGATGAAATATTTAATGCTCAAAATGAAGTTGAAAATATTTTGCGTAGAAATATTGAATTAAGGGATAAGGCTATGCAAGGGGTAAAAGATAGTTTAGAAAAAATAATTTTAAGGCTTGGCTACTCAAAAGTAGTATTTGAGGAAATTTAATTATGATTATAAACGAAGAATGTAAGAAATCATTATGGGAAATGTTTAGGGAAACAGGTAGACCAATAAATGAAGAAAGTTTTAAGGAATGGCTAAAAGAAATTAATATTAAAGGTTGATTTTAAGAATCGTGTATTTTCAATGCTTGTAGAAGTTAAAAGTTGCTTTAAAATTGGAGTTCTATTGAGAGAGGGTGTTTGTTTGAAAAGAGAACAGTTTTTACAAATGATCATAAATGATTATAAATTATTTGGTAATTGCCAAAGATGCCCTAATGAATTTGGATTGGAAGATACTTGCAGTGTCGATATAAATAATATGAATTGTGAAGAGTGTTGGAGATTGGCATTAGAAAAATTAGAATAAAAAGTATTTTATAAAAAAAAGGAGGAATTATTTATGGCATTAAGTGTTAATAATGAAACAAAATCGCCAAAATTTTACAAACAAATAGCATTTATACCATCTAATAAAGAAACTACAAATAAGGTATTAATGGAAATGAGCAATAATGAATATGATAGTATTTGTGTTTTGAGAGATTATAAAACCAACGAAATACTTTTTCTTTGTAATTATAACATCTGGAATAAAATTATGATAGGAGATATTAGAATAGAATTTTAAAAAATAATAGAAGGGGAATGAATGTTATGAAAGATGAAATCAAAAAAGCAATTGAGTTATTACATAATAATGGTTATGCAGTAAAGAAAATAACTAAATCAATGATAGAAGACTCTGATAGATGTGAGAAGTATGATGACTTAGAATGCTTTGAGTGTTCATGTAGTATTTGTATAATGCAGTGAATTAGTTTAAAAATTCATATTTTAAGGCAAATAATAAAAAAAGGGGGTAGTGTATGAACACTGATGGATATATAGATAAATTAGATTATAATAGTTCAAATATACAATTAAATATTAAAATCCCACATTATAAATATGTTGATACAGTATTAAAAACATATTCCTATGAAGAATTGATGTGGTTATTCTTAAATACGCCTTCGCCTTCAAAAGAAATTAGCGAAAGTTATGCAGTATTAACTAATCTTAAAAAAGTATGTAATGTGAGCGATTATTCATGGTTACATATAGGTGATGGTGCTTATGCAAGAACCGCTGGATTATTTGCGTTTCTAAGTAAATCAGAAAATTATTCAATTGATCCTGCTATAAATACTACTAAATTAACAAAATGGATAGAAAAGTATAATGTTAAAAGATTCTATTTTAGTAAAAATAAATTTCAAGATGATAATGAAATATTGGATGAAATTGAAAAGCCTTATGGAATAGTTTGTGTTCATGCACATGTTAATTTGGAAGAGGTAGATAAGAAATATCCTGATTGGAAGTATTTATATACTAATCCTTGTTGTATGCCAGGAATTCAAAAGTTTAATGAAAAATATTTAAAAGAAAATAGAATTAGTAAGATTGTACATAAAATGGATTTTGGAATACTTAGTAACTTAAGAGAGGTCATTATATATAAAAAATAATAAATATAAATATAAAATAAAAAGGAGGTTAATATGGAGTTTAAAAAATATCAACACGTAGAAAGATTTGGAACAACAGAAGTTGAAGGAATTGAGTTAGGAATGTGTTTAGTATTTCCTAAAATTGATGGAACCAATGGGTCAATATGGCTAGATAATGAAGGAAATATTAAAGCTGGTAGCAGAAATAGAGAATTAACACTAGAAAAAGATAATGCAGGATTTTATGCCTATATACTAAGTAATGATAAGTTTAAAAAATACCTACAAAAGCATCCTAAACATAGATTATATGGCGAATTTCTAGTACCACATTCACTTAAAACATATAGAGAAGATGCATGGAGAAGATTTTATATATTTGATGTTTGTCTAGATAAAGAAGATGGTTCAGTAGAATATATACCTTATGATATTTATAAAGAAATGTTAGAAGAATTTGATATAGATTATATTCCACCATTAGCAAAAATTAAAAATGCTACATATGAAAATTTTATTAATTTATTAAATAAAAATACATTCTTAATACAAGATGGGAAGGGGTACGGAGAAGGAATAGTAATTAAAAATTATGATTTTTACAACAAATACAAAAGACAAACTTGGGCTAAAATTGTAACTAGTGAATTCAAAGAAAAACATCATAAAGAAATGGGTTGTCCTGAAATAAATACTAAAATAATGATTGAAGAAAAAATTATTGATGAATTTTGTACTACAGCTTTCATAGAAAAAGAATATAGTAAAATTGTAAATGAAATGGGAGGTTGGCAAAGTAAATTTATTCCCATGTTATTCGGTAGGGTGTTTTCAGAATTAATAAAGGAAGAATCTTGGAATATAATTAAGAAATTTAAAAATCCAACTATAAATTATAAAACTTTAAACACGTTAATAATACAAAAAATTAAAAAAACGAAGAAAGAGATATTTAATTAAACGTTATGTTTTAAATAAAAATATAATAGAAAGGAGACAATGCATGTGGATTAGGAGTCAAGATAAAACTATTTTAAAAGACATTAAATATTTAATGATTAGAGCAAATGGCTATCATACTCATAATCAAATAGACCATTATGAAATAATAGCAGATTATAAAGAAAGTACACATCCTAATGGAAGTGGAATTGTAGTGAGTGAATATATTCCTTTAGGTAAATATAAGACAAAAGAAAGAGCGTTGGAAATTTTAGATGATATTCAAGAAAAAATATTAGAATATGAAGTTATAAAAAATGCTATGCAAAATATCAATGTAGCTAAAGAGCATATTGAATATATTAAAACTTTTTCTTTATATGAGATGCCTGAAGAATAAAATAAATAATCAAGGAGGTGTAATATGAAAAAATATGGTAAAGATATGTGGGGGAAATTAGGCAAATGCATTAAAATAAGAATAACTAAAGAAAATTTTAAAAAAGATTTTGGTGGTTATGAATTAGAAAATAGAGAATATTCAATAGATGAAATTGAAAGTATTGTGAGTGGTTTGTGTACCTCAGTACCTATAGAAATTGCTGATGATGTAGAAGGTTATTATGAAGCAGTTTGTGAAAATGGCATTGAGATTCATTAAACCTTACATTTTATAGAAAGGAGGATAACATGCTTAAAGAACTTTTTAGAATTATACTAAAACAAATATTTCAGTTATTAATATTAATTGTTATGACACCGTATATTCTTATTATATGGTTAGGAGTTAGAATAAAACTTTTTATAGAAGAAGCTTCAGAGAAAAAAATAGAATTAAAAAAACAAGAATGGATTGAGTTTTGGAGATATACTTGGGAAATTAAATCAATAGATTGTATGAATTTAAAACAATTAAGATTATATAATGAGCTAAGAAAAAATTATAAAAAAGGTAAATTAACAAAAATCTCAAAAAATGATATGAGGAATATAGGAAAAACTACAATGTTAATTAAAATAGCTTTAAAAGAAGATATACCTATAGCAGTCCCTTATAAATCTTGGGAAAAATATTTAAAAGATAAATATAAAGATGTTAAAGTTGTAGTTTTTAATGATATAAATTCTGTCAGAGGAATGAGATTTAATGGTATTCTGTTTGAAGAAGGTTTTGAAGAAGGAGATTTAAAAGAAATATTAAATTACTTATCTCCTACTTTAAATAATTTTACAGGATATACATATCAATAAATCAAAGATTTTATATTAATAAATAAAAATATAATAAGAAAGGGGTTTGCGTATGGAGAATACAAACATTGCAGATCAAATAATGTCAGTTATTAATCAAATTGCATAAAAATTAGGAGTTGCTGCTGAAAAAGTTTATCCTATATTAATTAAGCAAGCTTATGTAGAAGGATTTACAAATATATTTTGGATTGTGGTTGTTTCTGTAGTGGTCTTTTTACTGATGAAATATTGGAATCAACTTATGAACAAGGTTATTGAAAATGAACACGATGAGGATGGTAGATCTTTAGCAACTACAGGTAAATATTTAGTAAATATAATCATTATAGTAATAGGACTAATATTTATGCCAAGTATAAAGAATACTTTTACAGCTTTCTTTAATCCAGATTGGTATGTGTTTAATGAACTATTAATGAAATTAATTCAATAGAATCTGAACTTTATTGAGAAAGGAGGTATATTGTGAGTAATTATATAGATAAATTTAAAGCTAGAATAATAATGGAAACTGAATATGAATGGAATAAATGGACAAAAGAAATACCAAATATAACATTTAAAGAAGAATGGAATGTAAAGATTATTCCACCATTTGGAGGTGCTATAATTAGATTTGTAGTAAATCACAAAGAAGATGAAAAAAGTTGGATATCAGTTTATTTAGATTGCTATGATGAATTGGGAATATTTGGTGAACCATATTGGGAAATATATCCTTATAAATACGAAGATTACGAAGATGTATGTAGAATCGAAATGAACAATGTAAATAAATTAATAGAGGAAATAGATAAACAATTAAAAATTCAAATAAGTGAAAATATAAAAGAAAAAGTCAAAGAAAAACAGTCAAAGTTCTATACATATGACCAAAATAATTCTGGTGGCAGATTTCATATTGATGATAATGTTTGTGAATATGTAATAATAGAAGCTAAAAGTCCTGAACATGCAAATGATAGAGCAAAACAAATAGGGATTTATTTTGATGGTGTATCAAAGGGTATTGATTGTGGATGTTGTGGAGATAGATGGACTGAAATATGGGATGACGATGAAGGTGACGATGTCCCAAGCATTTATGGTGAACCAGTTACTCAATGCAAATCTAGTATGTTTAGAAATCAATGCATAATTTATTATTTAGATGGTAGGAAAGAAACAGTAAAGTTTCATTAAAATAGAATTTTTATCGAAATTAATAAATAAAAATATAATATACTATTGACAAAATGAAATACCATGTTATATTAGAATATGGGAGGGATACATATTTTTAAATTTGAAGATTTAATAACTAAAGAAGAAGCAGCAGTAATGAGAGCAGTAGTAACAAGAAGTTTAGATGGTATTTGTGGTGGTGACAAGAAAGCAATTAATAGACTGCTTGACGAAGCAAGAAGAATTAATAAGTAGGGAGTGATTGGTATTAAATTTAAGAGAGGTATACGGAAACCAGTAAAACGTTCTAAAAGCCCACCTAAATTTGAAAATAAAATATAAAGTATAAATATAATATATTAAAGGGAGGAATTTTTGATGGGAAAATTGATACAAACAAAAGGGTCAATTAAATTAAGAGGAAAAATGTTTAATCTTCAAAACACAAGAAAAGAACCATTATTTGAAAATGATTCAGTAAAAAAACTTAATTTTGGTATTAAAACAGCAGAAGATAATGTTCACTTTGTTCAGATATTACAATTTAAGAATAATAAAAGAGTATGGATTTCTACAAAAGATGGTGCTAAAGAAATAGATTGGGATAAAAGAGATAACTATAAAACTGGCGATGAAACTGTAATTGGTGTTAGAGTTAAATCTAAAAATGATGAACAAACAATAAATCTTGTACCTACTGATGCAATAGACTATGTACTTGCTAATTTTGAAGATGGCGATGATGTATTTATGCTATGCGAACCTATATATAGAGAATATGAAGGAAAAATTATACAAGATAAAGAAATCAAAGCAATATTCGCTGCTAATGAAATAAATTTTGAAGATGAAGAATTTGAAGAGATGAACGATTTTCAACAAGAATTAGTATTTGAAAAAACTTTAATTGATAAAACAAGAGTTAATGTATTTGGAAGAACAATTGATTATAAAGGAGATTATCTATTAATAAATTTTGTAGTTGATGGTGAAACAAATAAAGAGTTAGCACAATATTTAGTTAAGAAATGTAAATTTGGCGATATATTAACCGTTGTAGGTAAAATTCATAATAGAGTTACATATAAAGAAGTAGAGCAAGAACAACCACAATTTTTAATAGGTAATCTACCTAAGTCATATAAAAACACAGGCAAACAGAGAGTTATAGATTCTGAAAGAAGAGAATTTGAAATTTTAGGTATTACTGAGCATAAAGTAGGAATATACAAGCCAGAAGATTTTGTTAAAGAAGAAATAGATGATGATGTTCCTGATTTCTTGAAGTAAATAAAAATATAATGGAGAGTGATATTTTATATGAGTAGACTAAAAAATAAAAAACCTAATATACCAAAAGTTAGTTTAGAACAATATTTTTGGGTAATAGCAGGAGTTCCAAAATCAGGTAAAACAAGTTTATTTGCTAAAGTAGTAGAAAAACATTTTGGCAATGTAGAAAGTGGTTTATTATTAGCTTTAGAAAAAGGATATCAAGCATTAAATGTTATGGCTGAAGATGTTAATAGCTGGGACGATTTTGTTGAAATTATTGATGAACTTGTAGAAGAAAAAGCAGAACTTCCATACAAATTAATTGGTATTGATACTGCTGACATATTATGGGATTATGTACAAACAAATGTAATCGAAGAATGGAACAGGGATAATCCTACTTTATACACACAAGATATAGATGGTGTAGGTATGAAAAAACCTAATGGTAAGGGGTTTGGTGTTGGATATAAAAGGGCTAAAGATAAAATTAGAGAACAACTTGATAGATTATTAAAATCAGGTTATGGAGTAATGGTATTAACTCATGATAAAGATAAACACGTTGAAGAAAAGAATGGACTCGAATATGACCAACTAACTTTATCTCTATCAAATAGTGCCAGGGAAGTATTTGTAAATGCAGCCGACTTTATTGTATTTATAACACTCGAAAAGGAAAAAGTAGATGATGAAATTGTAACAAATAGATACATAAACTTTAGAAGCGATGGATTTATAGAAGCTGGTAGCAGATTTGAAGATTTACCACAAAGAATTCCATATGATATTGATTTATTTATTAACACTTTTGAAAAAGCTGTAAAATCTGCTATAGAAGATAAAAATATAGATTTTGAAAAAAAGAAAAAAGAAGAAAGAAAACAACTTGACGAAATGAAATATGAAAAAAAATCAAAATCACTTAATGAAATTAAGAAAGAAATTATAGATATAGCAACAACAAAATCTAAAAATGGGAAACAAAAAGAAGTAATGGCGGCAATATCTGAAAACAATAATGGAAATGCAAACCCTAATGGAATTACAGATATAGTTATAGCCGAAGCCGTACTTGATGCAGTAAAAAAGGTTTAAAATTAAATAGTCCACCTTTATTGGTGGACTATAAATTACCTTTTTAGAGGTGATAAAGTGAAGTGTGCATATAAATTTTGCAAATTTAATAAAGAAGTTAAAGAAAATGAAGGTGTAAGATATAAAAATAGATGGCATCACAAAGAATGTGCTGAAGAAAGAAAAAATAAAGACAGTATTAGAGAATTATTTATAAATAAAATCGACCCCAAAACAAACAAAGCAATGCTAAATAAAGCGATAAAACAATTAATCAATGATAAAGGTTATGATAGTAAATTAGTTTTATTTAGTCTTAATTTTGCAATACAAAATAATATTAAATTAAATAGTCCTTTTGGTATGCATTATCTAGTTGCTAACGATAAAATTTTAAAATCTTATGAAGAAAAAATATTATTTAAAGAACAAAATAAAATTGTAAATAAAATATTACAAAACAAAGAAAGCGGTGAAGAAACTAAGTTTACATATAATCCTTCAAAGAAAAATAAAAATTGGAACAAAGTTTTACCAGACTAGGTGGGTGTTTAAATGACAAAAAAAATAGATTTACCTTATGATGTGGTAGCAGAAACAGGAATAATAGGAACACTTATATCAAAACCTGAATTTATTTTACATTCAGAGTTTTTAAAACCAAGACATTTTTATGAGCATGAAAATGGATGTGTTTATTGGTCTATAAATGAATTATACAAACAAGGAGTCTCAGAAGTAGATAGTTTTAGTATTGTAGCACAAATTGAGAGTAATGAACAGGTTAAGAAAGTTTTTAAAAGTAAAAATATAAGTGACATAAAAGATTTTTTAAATAAAGCAAAGTTTGTTGCAAGACCTACAAAAGAAGAGTATCTAAAATTATGTAAAAGAGTTCTAAATTTATCTTTTAAAAGAGATATGTATAATCAATTAGAAAATTTTCAAAAACAATGTCTTGATTTAAACGATGTGTCAGCCAATGAAATAAACATGAATATAAATGATGTATTAGGAGAATTAGCAAGAAACTATATAATAGATGATAATATAAAAATATTTGGAGAAATAGTTGATGATGTTTGGGAAGAAATAGTTGACAGTAGAACTGAGAGTGGGTTTGCAGGAATTCCTTCAAAATATCCTATATTGAATGAATATTTTACATATGAAGATGGTGAATTAATATTATTTTCAGGTAGAGAAAAATCGGGAAAATCTATGATGTTTATAAATGAAACAATGCACAAAATAAAAAACGGTATACCAACAGCTTATTTTGATACTGAAATGAATGATAAAAGGTTTTTAGAAAGAGTATTGGCATATTTAACAGGAATTAAAATACCAAATATTAGGAATGGAAGATATACTAATGAACAGTATGAACAGATTAAGGAAGCAATCAATTGGATTAAAAAACAAAAATTTATACATTATTATGATCCAAACTGGACATTTGATAAAATTTATACAATGTCACGAATACTTAAAAATCAAATTAAATTAGGGTTTTTAGTATTTGATTATATAAAACAAACTGACTACAATTCAGATATGAAAGAAGCTGACTATTTAGGCGAAATGTGTAATTTATTAAAGAATAAAGTTGGTGGTGCTTTAAATATTCCAGTTCTTGCAGGAGCTCAACAAAGTCCTTATGATATGAGATTAGCAGATTCGGCAAAATTGGCTAGATATGCTAGTGTAATTGCTTATTGGATGGAAAAAGAGCAGGAAGAAATCAATAACGATGGCGTAGACGGTGGAAATATGAAATTTATAATTGATAGAAATAGATTAGGTAAACAAATGAGACATGGAGAATATATTAATTTTAGATTTTTAGGTGACTATGCAAAAATTGAACAAGCAAAATATCAACCAATAGAAGAAAAACCAGACTTTATGAAATAGGTGGTGAAAACTTGGACTCTAAAGAATTGAAAATATATTTAAGAACAAATCCTAACAAAATTCAATATATTTTGAGCGATTTGGGTTGTCATCATATAAAAATCATAAAAAATAAAAGAGTTATGGCAGCATTACCAAATGGTGATAATCCAACTTCAGTCCAAGTTTTACTAATAGATGATAATCTTACTTCTTTAATACATACTAGAAATGATTATAAAGGTGGAGATATATATAATTTAATAAGTTATTTTAGAGGTGGCGAATTTAAAGATTCATATGCTTATATATGCAATCTTCTTAATATAGATTGTAATTTTAAAATAAGTCCAAAAGAAAAATCAAAATCTTATGAATTTCTTAATACATTTTTAGGTTATTCAAATAAATCAGAAGAATACAACCCTAACTATTTAGATGAATCACACTTAATTGAATTTATCCATGCCCCACATAGAATATTTTATAAAGAAGGCATTAGTATAGAAAGTCAAATTAAGTTTGGTGTTATGTATGATATTTATGATAATAGGATTTGTTTTCCTATTCGAGATGAAGAAGGAAATATAGTTAGTATTAAAGGTAGAACTATATATGATGATTATAAATCACAAAATATACCCAAATATTTATATTATTATCCTATAGAAAATAGGCATTACCTATATGGTTTGTATGAAAATTATTTTGATATATTATCTAAAAATGAAGTTATAATTTATGAATCAGAAAAATCGGTGCAAAAATCACATAGTTATGGTATTAATAATTGTGTTTCACTTGGAACAAAATCTATTAGCGATGAGCAATTAAAGAAATTATTAGAGTTGAAAGTTGATATTGTATTAGCATTAGACAAAAATGTGCCTAAAGAAGAAGTTATTAAAGAAGCGAAAAAATTCGATAAGTTTACTAATGTATATGCAATATTTGATAATTTTGATTTACTAGGAGAAAAAGATGCACCCATAGATAAAGGATATGAAATTTTTATGAAGCTTTATAATGATAAAATAAAAATTAACTGAGGTGATTAATTGAATTATAAAGAATTAATAGACGATATGACTTGGAGTTTTAGTAGATTAAATAGTTTTGATATCTGTCCTTATTGTTGGTATCAAAATTATATATTAAAAAGAGAAGGTCAACAAAATGCTTTTGCCGAATTTGGAACTCTATGCCACAATATTTTAGAAAAATATTTCAAGGGAGAGATAATGCTTTGGGATATGGTTGATGAATTTAAAAATAATTTTTATTTTACAATTTTAAATGAATTTCCACCCAATAAATTTACAGATTTAAAAAATAGTTATTATCAACAAGGAATAAGTTATTTTAGTAATTTTACAGGATTTCCTAATTATGAAGTTTTATCTGTTGAAGAAGAAATTAATATAAAAGTAGATAAATATAATTTTACAGGTTTTATTGATTTAGTAGTAAGAGATATAGAAGATAAAAAAATAAAAATAATTGACCATAAAAGCAAATCTAATTTTAAGAATAAATCTGAACAAAAAGAATATGCTAGACAATTATATTTGTATTCCAAAGCAATTAAAGAAAAATATGGCGAATATCCTAAAGAATTAATTTTTAACATGTTTAGAAAACAGCAAATAGTAACCATACCTTTCAATGAAAGGGATTATAAAGAAGCACAAAAATGGATGATAGAAAGAATAGAGTTGATTAAAAATAGTAGTTCATTCCCAGTAATTAAAGATGAATTTTTTGGGCAGTATTTGTGTAGTTTTAGACATGATGAAAAACATATCCCAGGGTATGTGTTGAGTGCATAAGGGGTGATAGGTTGGACAATTATACGATATTACATTTACATAGTGATTTAAGCAATCCTACTACTACAATGGATTCTGTTACTAAATACTATCAATATATTAATAAAGCTAAAGAATTAGGAATGAAAGCAATTTGTTTTACAGAGCATGGCAATATTATGGAGTGGGTTCATAAAAAAGAAGAATGTGAAAAAGCAGGTTTAAAATATATTCATGGTGTTGAAGCTTATGTAACTAAAAATTTAAATGAAAAAATTAGAGATAATTACCATGTAATTTTAATAGCATTAAATTATGAAGGGGTTAAAGAATTAAATTATTTGATGTCAGATAGAGTGGCATTTAATAAAGAAGATGGACATTTTTATTATCAACCTAGAATTACATTTGACGAATTATTAAATACAACAAATAATATTATAATTCTTACTGCTTGTTTAGGTGGAATATTAAATAGTGATGATACAGATTTAAAAAATGTTTTTATTGATTTTTTAAAAAATAATAGTCATAGATGTTATTTAGAAATACAACATCATTTAATTGAAGAGCAAATAAAATATAATAAATATATTTATGAATTATCACAAAAAATAAATGTTCCTCTAATAATAGGCACAGATACTCATAGTTTAAATAATGAACTTGCAGAAGGAAGAATTATATTACAAACCTCAAAAAATACATATTTTGATAATGAGCAAGGATGGGATTTGACTTTTAAATCTTATGAAGAATTAGTAAAAATACTTAAAAAACAAAACTGTATGCCAGAAGGGGCGTATTTAGAAGCTATTAATAATACTAATTTACTAGCAGAGAAAATTGAAGAATTTCAATTAGATAAAAGCCATAAATATCCTAAAATTTATAAAAATTCTATACAGGTATTTAATAAAAAAATTAAAGATGGAATTATTGAAAGAAAAATAGATAAGAAAGAAAATTACAATGAATATAAGGAAAGAATAAAACAAGAATATTTAACAATGAAAAATAATAATTCCATAGATTATATATTACTTGAAGAAGATATAAAATCATGGTGTAGAAATAACAATATATATTATGGTTATAGCCGAGGAAGTGTTTCGGGTAGTATTATAGCATATCTATTAAATATTACTGATGTTGATAGTATAAAATATAATCTAAACTTTGCTAGATTTATGAATCCTGAAAGGGTAAGTCTATGTGATATTGATACAGATTATCCTCCATCACAAAGAGATTTAGTAAAACAATATATACATAAAAAAGAAAATCTATATTGTGCTGAAATTATTACATTTAATACTATAGCCGAAAAAGGTGCAATAAGAGATGTTGGGAGAGCTTTGAATATTCCCTTAGAAGAAATAGATGTTATTTGTAAGAATATAGAAAATGAAGATTTAAAGGAAACATATAGAAAAAAATATCCTAAACTCTTTCAATTTGCGGAAATGCTACAAGGAGTTATAGTTTCTGTAGGAACACACCCAGCCGCTACTGTAGTTAGTCCACATCCCCTAGAAAATTCAATAGGAACATTAACCTTATCGACATGTGATTATCCAGTTACTCAAATAAATATGAAAGAAGTAGATAGTCTTAACTATGTTAAATTAGATATTTTAGGTTTAGATAATATTGAAATTATTAATGAAACATGTAAATTAGCAGGTATTGAAAGAATAACGCCAGATAATTTAGATACGCAAGATGAAAATATATGGAAAGAAATAATGAAAAGTGGACTTTCAATATTCCAATGGGAATCAGATATGGCACATAACTATTATAAAAAATTATTTAGTCAAGAAACATTGAATAAAATAAAAAAGATAAATCCTGATTTTAAATATATAGATTTATTTAGCATAGGGAATGGTGCTATTAGACCTGCTGGAAAAAGTTATAGAGAAGAACTTGCCAAAGGAGAATTTAGAGATAATGGACATCAAGTTTTAAATGATTTTTTGTCATCTACAATGGGTTATCTTGTATTCCAAGAACAAATAATTGATTTCTTACATAAATTTTGTGGATTTACTATGGGAGAAGCTGATATTGTTAGAAGAGGTTTTGCTAAAAAGACAGGGACAGAAGAATATATTCCAAGAATTAAAGATAGATTTATAAAAACAATGAAAGAGAAATATAATATATCTGAAAAAAAAGCAAATGAATTAATCGCAAACTTTTTACAGATAATTGAAGATGCTAGTGAATATCTCTTTAGTTTAAATCATAGTGATCCATACTCTAGAATAGGAGCAGCCTGTGGTTACTTAAGACATTATTACACAATAGAATTTTTAACTGTAGTATTAAATATGTCAGAAAATAATCAAGAAAAAACTGCTAAAATTTTTGAATATATTAATGAACATACAAATATAAAAGTAAAACCAATAAAATTTAGATATTCAAAAGATAAATATACGATGGATAAAAGTAGTAATTCAATATATAAAGGTTGTGCAAGCATAAAACATTTAAATAAACAAGTATCTAATGAATTATATGAATTAAGAGATAATACTTATAACAATTTTATTGAATTATTAAAAGATATTCAAGAAAAAACATCTGTAAACTCAAAACAATTAGATATTTTAATAAAACTAGATTATTTTTCTGAATTTGGTAAATCCAAAAAATTAATTAATTTTATAAAATATTATAATGAAATAAATAATGCTAAAGTAATAAAAAAAGAAAAAATAGAAGAAGAATGGTTGTATAAATTAATATCACAAAACTCAAGAGAAACTAAATCACAATTTAAGGATTTAAATAATGAAGAAATTTTAAATGCTATATGGCTACAAATTCCAAATGATGATTATACACTTAGGGAAAAATTAAAATTTCAGAAAGAATTTCTTGGATATATAAACTATACTAATAATAATTTAGATAAAAAATATGTTATTGTAACTAATTTAGAAATAAAATATACTCCTAAACTTGATATTTATTGCTTAAATAATGGCAAGATAGAAACTATAAAAATTAATAAAAAGAATTTTGATTATAAAAACATAAAAGAAGGTACAGTATTATATATAAACTCTATAAGTAGAAAATGTGGTTGGAAAAAGATTGGAGAACATAAAAATGGAAAACCTAAATTTGAACCAGATTATGACAAGCAAGAATGGTGGCTTAATTCTTATAGTATAGTTCACAATATAGACCAAAAAATTAAGGAGGTTTAAATGCTTAATAATTATACATATACAGAAAAAGAACAAAAGAAAATTTTAGAAAGCATTAATATACTTGTAGATAAAAGAGAAAAAAATAATAAACATATTCTCCAATGGTTAGATAGTAAGAAAATAAGTTATAAAAACGAAACATTAGATTATGGTGATTATTCTTTCTTTATACCCAAAAATGAAGAACTACATATATTTAGAGATTATAATTTTAAAAACCTAATTAGTATAGAAAGAAAAAATAGCACCGATGAAATCGTTGGTAATTTTGCACAAGATAGAAATAGATTTGAAGATGAATTATTAAGACATAAAGGTAAGATGTTTTTACTTATAGAAGATGAAGAATTTTATAAAAAAATTTGTAATGGTTTATATAAAAGTAAATATAATCATAAGTCAGCATTAGGAACATATCACAGTTTTATTAATAGATATAGTATATTTCCTTCTTTTATTGATAAAAAATATTCAGGGTTATTCATTTATATGACATTTTATTATTTTCTAAGAGATTATATTAAAAGTTAATAAATAAAAATATAATATATTATTGACAATGCTAAAATACATGTTATACTAGAGTATAGGGAAGGGGTAGTTCACCCTAGAAAAGAGGTGATTATTTGAATATAAAGATTTTGTTAGTAATATCAGTTATTTTAAACATTTTACAATATGTAAATCTTAGGTATTATGACAATTTAATTGCATTAAAGGAAGAAACCGAAAAAACATCACACAAACTCATTACTATACTAGCTGAAACTTTAAGACCATCAATTATCTTATTGGGTGATGATAATTTGCTTGAAGAATGGGATAAATTAATAGAAACACATAAAAAATTATCTTAAAATGGGGGTTTTATATGAATATAGAAAGAGAATTATTAAAACAAGTTTATTTAGCATATATGAGATTTGATAAAGCATTACATTCAGAAAATAGAAATAGTAAAGAAATAGACATTGCTTATACTTGGTTAGATACAACAATGTCAAAAATATTCGATTTAATAGGTGAAGATTTTAAACTTGAACAATAAACAAAAATATAATATATACAAAAAACAAAGCAGGGTGATTTTAATTTCTATTTATTAATTATTTTTAGGAGGTTGATATTTATGTTCTTTGATTTTGATAGAGAATTTTATAGATTTTCAAGAAATTTAAAGGATATGTATCCGTATGAAATTATTGCTGAAGAAAATAAGGTTGTTATAGTACATAATGTAGTAGGACTAAGTAAAGAAGACATTAAAATTTCAGGACAACGTGAGGGAGATATTGATTTCCTAGTAATTTCAGGCGAAAAGAAAAATGAAATAACTGACAAAATTTATAAAGTAGATTCAAGATTCCAAGTTAATGCTAATAAAATACAAAAAGTAGATTGGGAAGTTAAAGATGGTTTACTTTATATCGAAGTATTTCTAAAAGAGCCTGAAAAACCAAAGTTTGAAATTAACTATAAAAAATAATTATTAATTTAGATTGAGTTTAGCCCTGCTTTGTTTTAATAAAATTGATTTAATTAGATTTTAATAAATAAGGGGATGATATTATCGAAAAATTAAAATTATGTAGTTTGTACTCAGGCATAGGAGGTTTTGAAATAGGAATTCAGAATGTAATAGGAAAAGAAAATTTAGATATAATTTTCTCTAGTGAAATTGATGATTATGCAGCAAAATCTTATGAATTATATTTCAAACACAAGTCTAGTGGAGATATTACTAAGATAGATGAAAAAAGTATACCTGGCCATGATATTTTAACTGCTGGTTTTCCATGTCAGGCATTTAGTATAGCTGGAAACAGAAAGGGGTTTGAAGATACCAGAGGTACATTATTCTTTGACGTAGTAAGAGTATTGAAAGAGAAACAACCAAAAATATTTATATTAGAAAATGTGAAAGGATTAATATCACATGACAAAAGTAAAGGGAAATATAAAAGTAAAATAAATAAAAAATATAATAATACTAAATCAAGTAAATGTATTGGTCAAACTTTAAAAATAATGGAAGATATTTTATTAGAGCTAGATTATAACGTATTTTGGGAAATCCTCAATACTAAAGACTATGGGTTACCACAAAATAGAGAAAGAATTTATTTTGTAGGATTTAGAAAGGACTTAAATATTACAGAATTTACTTACCCTAAAAAAATTAATTATAAAACAAAACTTAAAGATGTATTAGAAAATAATGTTGAATTAAATTTTTATCTCAATGATGAGTATCAAGAAAGATTTATCAAAAGTCTAAACAACGAAAAGTTGCAAAAGAAAATTCCCAAAACAGGCGTTTATGAAGTTGTTGGAACTACAGTAAATCCCGAAGCAAAAGGTACAAACTCCAGACATTGGGTTTACAATATTGATAAAATTATAAGTACAATAGATGCTACTACATATAAACAACCCAAACAAATATTGATTGATAATAAAATCAGAAAACTTACTCCTAAAGAATGTTGGAGATTACAAGGATTCCCTAATGAATATTATGATTTAGTTGCAAAAGAAATTTCAAATACACAATTATATAAGCAAGCAGGAAATGCAGTGAGTACAAATGTAGTTAGTGAGTTATACAAGCAAATTTTAAAATATTTAGGCAATAAATAAAAATATAAAATATATAATAAAATTATTTGTATTAATATACAAAAATATATAAAATATACATAATATATACATTAAAATTGTATAAATATAACAAAAAATTACGATAAAATACTGGTTTTATACAAAATTAAATTATAAATAAAGTGGGTGATAATATCGATTTTAAAGACTGGTATAAAAATAAATATTTTGAAACTGATTTAGGATACATAATTCATGGTGATTGTTTAGAAGTTATGGATGAATTACATAAAAATAAAGCACAGTTTAATTTAATAGTTTCAGACTTACCATATGGAACAACTGCCAGAAATAAATGGGATCAAATAATACCATTTGAAGTTATGTGGAGAAAAGTTAAAAATATTACATATAAAAATGCAGCCATATTACTATTTGGTGATGAACCATTCACAAGTCAATTAATATGCAGTAATTTTAAAATGTTTAAGCAGAGAATCACGTGGGATAAGGATAGAGGTAGTGGATTCCTAAATGCCAAAAAGATGTTACTGAAACAAACTGAGGATATATGTCTATTCTATCAAAAACCACCTACATATAACCCTCAAATGGTTGATGCTAACCCAGACAGAATAAGACCAAATAGTGCAAAGGGTAAAAATATAAGTTTAAATTATGGAGAAGTTAAAGAATTAAAGCATAGTAAGGATTATAAAAAAGATAAGAGATATCCTACAAATTTAATTAAGTTTTCATCAATGATGGGTGATTGCAATAATTTAAACAGAATTCATCCAACACAAAAACCTGTAGAATTATTAAAATGGTTGATTAATACATACTCAAATGAAAACGATATTATTTTAGACTTTACCGCAGGTGTTATGACAACTGGATTAGCAGCAGAACAATTGAATAGAAGATGGATTTGTATTGAAAAAGAAGAAAAGTATTGTGAGTTAGGTAAACAAAGATTTATTTAAAAATGAAAAATTATTAGGGAGTGATATTATTGTGTTGAAAGAAATTCTTGATATTAAATTGTATAATTCAAAAACAGGCGAAGAGATAAAAGATATAAGAGATAAGCCACCTATTGAAGAAAAATTTGACCCTAATATATCTATAATTGATTTAGTGAAATCTTCATCGCCATCATATGAAATGTCTCAACATCCATTAATAAGAAAATACGGATATGATACATTTGGAACTATATATGAAGGATGGTATTGGAAAGATAATTTATCTCAAGCATCAGAATTAGAATTGTGGAAAATTTTTGCATTAATACAAGCAGATTGGTTAAAAAAATATGAATATATGTACGACAAAGAAGTGTATGAATTTAGAAAATACAAAAGAGAACACAGTAAATCTATAAAATAGATGTTTTAAACAGATTTTAATAAATAAAATTATAAAATGTAAAAGGAGATGATTATTATTGAATAGTCCAATAAAATGGATGGGTGGAAAATATAGATTACGAAAGCAAATAAACAATTTAATACCTAAAGACCATACGTGTTACTGCGAGGTATTTGGGGGGGCTGGATGGGTTTTGTTTTATAAAAATCCATCTAAAGTAGAAGTCTATAATGATATTAACGGTGAATTAGTTAATTTTTTTAAGGTAATTAAAAACAAATATGATGAATTTATTAAAGAATTTGATTACATATTGATTTCAAGGGAAACATTTGAAGATTTTAAAAGTGCAAATGTAAATAAATTAAATGACGTTGAAAGAGCAGTGAGATTTTATTATTTAATTCATTTAAGTTTTGGCTCAAGAATGACAAATTTTGTAATTAATCCTACTAGAGTTGCAGGTCAAGGCAAAAAAATTTTAGAAAATCTCGAAAGAGATATATCAAATGCAAGGCAAAGATTAATTAATACAATAATTGAAAATAGGGATTTTCAAAAAATCATCGAAAGTTATGATAGATCAACAACATTTTTTTATTTAGACCCACCTTATTATGAAACAACAGGATATAAAAGTCAGGGAAGTGGAGATTTTACAACCAAAGACCATATAAGGCTAAGAGATAAATTAAAAAGAGTTAAAGGCAAATGGTTATTGAGTATTAATGATGTTCCTGAAATTAGAAGACTTTATGAAGGTTATTATATATTAGGTGTTGATGTAAAGTATTCGCTGTCTAGCACGTGCAATGATATTGATTTTAAAGAATTATTGATAGCAAATTATGATATTAATAAAATTACTAAAACTGCTTAAATGCAAGTAATAATTATACAAAATATATATAAGTATACACATTATATACAACGATACTGCATAATTATAAGGAAATTTCACGATAAAATTTGGTTTTTATAGAGAGTTATAAATAAAATTATAAAATAAAGGGGTGATTTTTATAGGCAAAATTAAAGATGATAAATATTATACACCCAAAGTGGTAGCAAAAAAATGTATAGAAAAAACATTGCAAATTATAGGCAAGGAAAATATATCCGAGATAGTTGAACCATCGGCAGGAAATGGTAGCTTTAGCCTACAAATGCCTAATTGCGTAGCGTATGATATAGAGCCTGAACATGAAAGTATTATAAAACAAGATTTTTTAAAGCTAGAGCTGGAGTATAAAAAAGGAAGGATGTTTATAGGTAATCCACCTTATGGAGAAAGATTAAGTTTAGCACAAAAATTCTTTAAAAAATGTGTTAAAGAAGGCGATTACATAGCTTTTATATTGCCGATTAGTCAATTATGGAATACGGTCAGTTTGTATGAATTCGATTTAATACATAGTGAAGATTTGGGTAAGCAAATATATTCAGATAGAAAGTTACATTGTTGTTTTAATATTTATGCACGACCTATAAATGGTATTAATAAAAAGAAATATAGTAAATTGAAGGATATTGAAATTATAAGACAAGACAATAAGAAATATAATGATGTGAACGATTTTGATATCAGAATGTGTTATTGGGGCGATGGGTCGGCTGGGAAAATATTAAAAGAAGGAGAAAGCTATTCAGGTGAATATAAAATAATAGTAAAAAATGAAAAACTAAGAAATAAAATCATTAATGTTTTATCCAATATAAATTGGCGAGATGAGTTAAATGCAATAGCAATGTTAAGGATTAAGCAATATCATATATATAATGTGCTAAAAAAATATATTCCAGAGATTAAATAAAAAATCAATTCTATTTAAACATAAATATAAAATCGACATTTTAAAGAAAGGTGGTGGAATATGAATAGTAAAGGACATTTATATACAAGTATCGCCAAATCAGCATTAAGAATAGGTGCTTGTTTATCTACATTAAAATTTAATGATCTAAAAGTATTAGCAATAGGATTTGCAATAGCAGAAGTATTAGGAATATTAGAAGAAATATTTGATGAAAGATGATAAAATTTTAACTGAAGTAGGTGAAGAATGAACAAATACGTAATTGATTATTCTTTAAAAAATGGATTAGGAAAACCATCAATATCAATATATTTAACTGGTTGTGATAATCCAATTAAATGTGAAGATTGTCATAATTATGAACTACAAAAAGAATTGAATTATGAATACAATATTAATGACTTAAAACAGGATATAAATAGAAATATAAATTTTTATTTACAATTTCATGATAAGTTATACATATCTATACTAGGTGGTGAACCATTAGCAAAATACAATAGAAAAACTACTTTAGAAATATCAAAATATATCAAAGAGAAACATGAAGATTCAACAATTATACTTTATTCATGGAGAACAATTGAGCAGATATTAAAAGAACACCTACAAAAATATATAAAATATATTGACTATGGCGTACTTGGTGTTTATGATAAAAACTTACATATTGAAAATGTAATACCATCAAGTACCAATCAATATATTTATGATTTTAAAAACAACACTATCCTAAAACCGATTAGGCTAAAGAAAGGATGATTTTGTGCAATATAATTTTCCTATGACATTAGATAGACAATTTAAAAACAAACTTGAAGAACTACATGATAAATACGGAACCAAAATGATGGAAATAGAAGGTATGTCGCCCAGACAACTTGACACATGTAAATTTTTCAGAGACTTTATGAAAACATCAACAATAGCAGACGCTACTATAGATGATAATGCAAATGTAACTAATAGAAATATAAACACAATGTTAAGCGAAGCAAATAAACCTTTTGCTAAGTTGTTATCTAGAAATAAAATATATATAGAAATGAAAGAAGAATTTGGAGTTGAAGTAGCAGATGAATTTTTAGAATCAGTTATTAATGGAGAACTTTATGAACATGATTCGCATTTATCATCTTATATGCCTTATTGTTTTGCATTTTCACTTAAAAATATTGTTAATAAAGGATTATATTTTCTAGAAGAAATGAAAGCAGGTAAACCTAAACATTGGGATACTTTTAATCATCATGTATTAGAATTTATTGCTTATGCAACTAATATGCAAGCAGGGGCAGTCGGAATTCCTGATTATTTAATATATGCTTATTATTTCTTTATTAACGATACTAAAAATATGAATGAAGAAGATATGGTTAAATATAGAGAACAAAAATTTCAAGAATTTGTATACAATTTAAATCAACCTTATTTAAAAGGCGGTGTACAATCAGCTTATACAAATGTTTCAATTTTAGATGTAGACCACATAGTTAAGTTTTTTCAAGATGAAAAATATCCTGATGGAAGCGATATATTATCACACTTAGATGGGTTATTAAATTTTCAAAAGGATTTTTTAGATTATTTAGGAAGACTAAGAAAGGAAAGATGGTATACTTTCCCTGTAATATCTGCCTCTCTAGTATTTAAAGATGGGAAATATATGGACGAAGAAACTGCTAAAATGGTAGTTAAACACAATTGGGAATATGGATTTAATGATGTAAATATAATGAATGTAGAAGAAGTAACTTCATTAGCAAGTTGTTGTAGATTAGTTTCTAATAAAGAAGAAATAAATAAAAATAAAGTTTTTAATAGTATTGGTGGATCAGATTTAAATGTAGGCTCAACTAAAGTAGTTACTTTAAATCTTGTAAGATTAGCTTTATTGTCTGAAAATATGGAAGACTTCTTTAAATTAATAAAAGAAAAAACTAAGTTAATACATAAATATCATTTTGCTCAAAGAAAAATACTTTCAAAACTTATAAAAAAAGGACTATTACCTTTATATACTCATGGAATGATGTCCTTGGAAGATCAATTTGCTACTGTAGGTGTTAATGGAGTTTATGAAGCTATTACAATATTAGAGGGTATTGGCAAAGAAAATAATGGATATTTTTATACACAAAAAGGATTTTCAATTGCAGAAAGGATGTTTAATACTATATTAGATGAAAATGAAACAACTATGGATAACTATGGTTTCATGTCTAATGTAGAACAAGTTCCTGCTGAATCTGCTGCAATTAAATTAAATAAAAAAGACAGGTTATATTTTGGTAATAGGTTAATAAATGAAAAGTTAGGTGTAAATTGTGATATATATGGCAATCAATGGATTCCACTAAAAGAACAAACTAATATTTTTAATAGAATAGATGCTGCTAAATTAGATGAATACTGTGGTGGAGGTGCAATTTTACATATTAATTTAGGTGAGAACTTTAATAGCTTTGAAGATGCCTGGGAATTTACTGTAGGATTGGCTAAGAAAGGAGTTAAGTATTTTAGCTATATAAGTTTAATTGATATATGTTCAGAAGAACATAGTTTCTTTGGTAAAAAATGCCCTATATGTGGTGGTAAATCAGTTACAAAAGGGATTAAGATTGTTGGATATTTAGTAAAACAAGATAGTTATAAACAAGAACGAAAAAAAGAATTAAAAGAAAGAGTTTTTTACAATTTAAATTAAAACATAAATATAATATAAAGGAGGATTTTCATTTGGATAAAGTAAAAATAAATGTAGAATTAGTCGATGAAAGAGCGTTTATACCACAATATAAAACCGAGGGGTCTGCTGGATTTGATTTTTATGCCATAGAAGATGTAAGCATATTTCCTGAAGAAACTGTATTAATTAGAACTGGATTAAAAATGGCAATCCCAGAAGGTTATGAAATACAAATAAGACCAAGAAGTGGAATGAGTTTAAAAACAAAATTAAGAATTGCAAATTCCCCAGGTACAATTGATAGTGATTTTAGGGGAGAAATTCAAATTATAGTAGAAAACACTGGTGATGAATTAATGCATATAGAAGAAGGAGATAGAATTGCACAAGGAGTTTTAAACAAAGTGCCACAAGCAGTTTTTATAGAAGTTGACAAGTTAGACTATACTGAACGTGGCGAAGGAGGATTTGGAAGTACAGGTACTAAATAGAAATTATTATAAAATTTAAACATAGTGTTTTCAAGGGTTTTATCCCTTGATTTCACTATAAAAATACAGTTTTAAAGAAAGGAGAAATATAATGAGTTGTTGTAAAAAGAGCAAACATGAATTCGATAAAATGAAAAGAAAAGGTCATTTATTTTATGAAGAAATTCCTGAAAATATAGACTATGAAAAAGCATTTCCTAAACCTAAAAAAGAAGATACATATTGGGAGCCAACAGATCCTTGTGAGAATTGTCCAAACAATAAGCCTAATCAGATAAACATATGTCATTGTACTTTACCACATTATTTTAGGAATTCATGGTAGGTGTATATTATGAAAATTAAAGTTATAAAACCAGAAATAGCAAACTCAATAATTTATGAGCTTCATAATTATAAAGAATTTTATAATTTTTTAAAAACTAATCTAGACAACAATATGGTTTTGCAGAATATAACCATATTTAAAGATTGAGGTGAAATTATGGATTATGAATATATAAATTTACTAGACTATCTTAATGGCAAATGTCATTTAAAAGGTTGTATATATAACGATCACGGACACTGTACATGTGAAGATGAAGAATTTTTAGCAAATAGATTAGAAGATACAAAAGATGCAATTAGATTAAATGTTATTAATACTAAAAAAGATTTTGCTTGTCATGAAGTAAAGCCTAAAGAAAACACTTGCTTATATTGTGGAAGTCAATTAAAGAAATATTTTGAAACCTATGAGGTTTGGGGTGCAAGAAGTTTACATGAATATTGGGGATGTCCAAGAGGATGTTAGAATAAATGACTTGAAGGAGATGGTTATTTGAAGATTCAACTTTTACATTATACACCAATTGAACCAATAATAAAAGCAACTGCAATGCCTTATCAATCTAAAGAAAGCAGGGGTTTAGTTAAAAGAGTTTGGAATAGTAATCATAGAAGTATTGCACGCCACGGTATGGTTAGTTTTTTAATAGAAGATGTAAGCCAATCTTTGCTTAGACAAATATCACGCCATCCACACATAAATCTTACAGTCAAATCGGCTAGATATTGCAATATGCAAGGTGCAGATATATATGTTCCTGATAGAGTAATTAAAGATAATAAATATAACGAATACATAGAAGATATGGGTAGAATTATGAAACTATATTCTAAATGGAAAGAATATGAAGGCGATGAAAAAGAAGTTGATGTTGCAAAATTATTTTTACCCTTAGCATCAACTACTGATTTAGTAGTAAGTGGCAATTACCAAGCATTGTATGAATTTTGCCAACTTCGTAACTGCGTTAGGGCTGAGGCTGAAATTAGAAAGTTATCATTAGAAATAACTAAGATATTAAAAGAAATTATACCTGAGATTTTTGAAAATCTAGGTTGTAAAGGTGATGAATATCATATTTGTCCAGAAAAACATGGGAATTGTGGTAAATACCCCACAAAATGAGGAGGGTTTTGATGTTAGTATACTCGGCTGGCTGTATGAACTATTATCATGAAACAAATACATTTGAAGAAAAAGCAATTAAATGGCGACTTAAATTAAAGGATGAATTATCTAAATTAAATATTGATTTATTTGATCCTACACTAAACTTTAATTCAAATCTTATATATAGCAATAGGTCAGTTAAACTACAGAATCAATACTATCTAGACAAATCAGACATATTAATAGTTAATTTAGAAAACTTAGATAAAAGTCCTGGAACTCTTTGGGAAATATATTATGCCAATTTTAAAAATAAAATAATATTAGCTTTTGGAAATAATAAATGGTATAATTCACCACATATTAAAGATAGTATTACTGAAAAATTCAATGATATAGATGAGGTTATAGAGTATATAAAAAATTTATATCTACAGTAAATAAAAATATAATATAATGCTTGACATCCTATTTATTCATGATATAATTGATATTAGAAGGGGATAACTTTCATTCTAATATCTTTTTATATAAACAAAAATATAATATAGGAGTTGAGTTTATGAAGAAGTTTAGAAATGAATATCCAGAAAACTTATATAAATATGGGATTAAAGTTAGAGAAAGGGGAGATGAGAAGTAGTGAAATTAGTAGAATTAGAAAAAGTATCTTGGGCGTGTCCTTCGGCATGGAAGGGTAAAACAGATAAATGTGAAGAATTCTACGCTAGATTTAGATGGGGCAAATTAAGTGCCAAAATAAATAACATTACATTTTATGAAAATCTAATTGATGAAGAAGGTTATAATGGATTTATGGAAACTGATGAAATGGTAAAATTATTAGAATTAGAAGTTGAGCAAGAATTAATAGATAAAAATATGACTGATTGGGTTCAAATAAGTAAGAATGTTGATAGTTTTATAGAATGGTATGAAAAATTAGAAAATAAAAAATTGGAATAATTTAAAAATATAGCATTATCAATAGTTGTAGAGGTTGAATTTTACGATAAAACTCGAATTTTATTTAGAGGGGGGTAGAAAAGTATGAAGGTTAAAGAATTAATAAAAAAATTACAAACAATGCCACAAGATTATGATGTTACATATATAAATAACAACATAGGACACATAATTTTATCACCAAAGCAGATAACTGCATTTGACAGTACTAAAGAAGTATTAATAGAGACTCAAATATTGATAAAAGTTTAATTTTATGAGGAAGGAAGTGATAATAATAACTAAATCAAAATTCAGAGGTAATAATATAATATTTGAAAATAATAAATGGATTTATGAAGATACAAAACTATCTGTAGCTGAAACACATAGTGAAAGACCGTGTGGGAATTGTGGAAAACCATATACAAAAGAAGGTTATGATGCTTGTTTAGGGAAATTGCCAGGAGTTATGAATGCTTGTTGTGGACATGGGAATATAAATGAAGCATATGTTCAATTTTTAGATGGAAAAGTGATTGATGGTAAAGATGCTATAAATATTATGAATATACTTAAAAAATACACCCCTCAAATTTCCCTAGATTAAGATTTATTTTGCTTCGAGGGGTATAGGTATGGGAGATATTTGGTTAAAAGAAGTAATTTATCTTAATTGGAGGTGACATATGGAAGATTATAAAGATTGTTCTGATTGTGTTTGGATAAAAGTTTATAAAATACGTAGGGGTGAATATAAAGGCAAATGGAGGTGCTGGTGTGATATTAAAAGTAAGTGGATTGATGATTTATCAATAGCAAAAGATTGTGATAAATTCGATGGAGATAGTTGGGTAAAATAACTCTTTAAAAAGAAAAAAGAAGGAGTGATATAATGCAAACAACATATTCTCAAATTCATAAAAGTATGGAATGTCCTGTTTGTGGTAAAACATTAATTGAATCTATATCTCAAAATAAAGTTGCTTGTCAAAATCCTGAATGTAATTTTAATAAAGAATGGATAGTTGGAGCTGATTATGCAGGAAAGAATTCTAAAGACCTTAGTTGTAGAGTTTTTGGAAGAAAAAATAATGGTAAAGTTATAATTGAAAAAGTTGAATATTTTTAATTAGAACATTCAATTTATAGAAAGGAAAATATAATATGAATATTAAAAAGATAATGGAATATATAAATAATCCTAATTGGAGTAAAAATGATTATGAGTTTGCAGATTGGTTAATTAATATTAAAAAAGAAACTTCAACTTTTAAAGACAAAGTTACATTAGATTTTATAAAACAAATATCTAAAAAATATCCAAAAGCTGGAGGATTATTATATGCCTTACAAGGAACTTCATTAGAATATTTTAATTATAAAAGAAAGGAGAATATTTAATGAAAGTTATCGAATGTAAATTATATGAAGAAGAAGTTACTAAAGAAGATATTGAATTTGAATTAAATGAAATAATTAAATATTGCATTAAAAATTATACTAATATGTTAAAACAACAAAATAATAATAATTTAATAAAAGATCAATATTGGAATTTAATCACACTACCAAATGGTAGTACATGGAGATTAGAAGATATTATTGACAAATTTAATAAAAATGAAATTAGTATTAAATTGACAATATAGTATTTTGAATATACACAACAATAAAAATTCTTTTAAAACAAAATTATAATATGAAAGTGGGGATTATATGAAAAATATTAAAGAAAAATTTATTCAAGCATTAATTGATGAGCTTAATGATGTAAACAAAAAAGAAAGAATATATCATAATAAACCACCATTAAATGTATGTTTTATGGTTTCTGTAGTAGACCAACATATTGATAAATATAAAGAATTTATGGAGGAATTAACTAAGAATAGATGGTGTATAAATGGATATGAAGAAGATAATTCAGGTGGTTACACCAATGGAAAAATTAGAATCCTAATTGAAAAGCCTGAAGAAGAAAAAGAAAGTGATTACTTAATAGATGCTTTTGAAAATTATTGCTATTACATAGAATTTAGATATGATGAAAGATATTGGGGATATTGTGAATGTACACCTAAAGATGAAGGATATAATGAAAAACACAAATGTTGTGGCAACGGTTGTGATTGGAAAGCACCATCGTTTTATTTAACTAAAGAAATTAATTTAGGTGGCTATAGTTGGGAAGGTCTGGAACGTGATTATTGGGAATATGAAGAAAAATTTTATCAAAAGGAAGAAAATAAAAATAAAGAAGTTGAAGAATATAATAAGCAGAAAAAGATAAACTCATTAAAAGAACAAATAAAAGAGCTACAAGATGAATTAAATAAATTAACTAATTAGGAGGTGTAACTATGCAAGACACAAGAATAGTCGACAGAATAAATGATAAAAATATCTACTTTGATGGCATTAATTACTACATATTAACTAAAGACAATAGAGCATTAGTAATAGATTATATAAATTATAAAAATGGTAATAAATAAAAATATAAAATAGGTTGACAAATCGAACATAAGATTAATATACTGTTATTAAGAAAGGGGATGATGATATGAGTCTAATACAAAGATTTGTATATAGGATGTTAAAACCTTTAAATAGATGGTTAACTGAAAAAGTGGAAGATTTAGAGGAATGTTGTGAGCATAAATATCTTAATGGAAAATCAGCCATAATTAAAACTGAGACTTTTGATGAATGTAGAATTTGTGGAAGGTCTTGGCAAAACGAAACATCTTTTAGAAATTTATATGAAGCTTATTATAAAAAACAATTATGAACATAAATATAAAATACAAAAGATAAAAGCTTTTAAAATTCATCTTTTAAAGAAAGGAAGGTAATAATTATGTTTTATGTATATAATAAAAATCCATCTTCTTTTTATGAAGAAAATAAAAATATCAGAGTAGAGAAGAAGAAAGTATATGCTGTTAGTTATAAAAATGGGTATCCATTCTTTACTTTTTATGAAGATGGAAAATGGATAACAAGAAGTGCAAAACATTATATTCCAGTAGAAGAATTTAAATAAAGTCAATATTTAAAAAGGAGGATTTATATGTCAGATCCAAAAGAAGTATTAGAGCATTTAAAATATGTAGAAAGTAAAAATCAAACTAGCAAACAAACACTAAAAACATGGGAAATGATTAAGAAATTAACTGAGAATCCAAATAAAATATTTAAACTAGTAAACAATGGTGAAGTTTTGGATTTTGCAGATACAGATGATAATAATTATCTAATACTAAATATTGAAACTCTACAAAATGGAACATGGGAAGAAGTAAGAGAGCCTGTGTCATGGAAAGAAGCAATTGAGGCATGGTTTAATGGTAAAACAATAAGAATAATCAATGAAAAAGAAAATTATGATGGCTTATTTACATCTGAAAGTGGAGTATTAGGAATAATTAAAGCAGATAAAAATAGTGAATGGTATATAGAAGATTAAGTAAAAACAGTCTTTTAAATAAATATAAATATAACATAAAGGGGAGATTATTTGATTATATTATCATTAGACCAAGCAACTAAAGTGGGATGGAGTTTATTTGAAGATGACAAATTAATTGATTGTGGGTTAGAAGATTTTTCTAATATAGAATTTTTCGCTGAAAAAGTTAATGAAATTAAGAAGTGGTATGAAAAGAAAATTATTGAAACCAAAGCAGAGATATTCGCTTTAGAAGATGTTCAGTATCAAAAAAATGCTAGAGTACATAAAGAGTTAAGTCAATTACTAGGTGTTTTAGAAAATTATTTAATTGAAAAACAATATTTTTATCAAGTTATACCCAACAAAGAATGGAAATCAACTTGTGGAATTAAGGGGAAAAAGAGAAAAGAACAAAAAGCTAATGCTCAAAAGTTTTGCAAGAATAAATTTGGAATAGAAGTTGAAGAAGATATTGCAGATGCAATATGTATCGGATGGCATATGAGTAAAAAGATTTTACCTAAGATAAAGATTGAAAAATATAAGGAGGATTAAGTGAAAGATATTAAGTTAGGGGTAGGACAAATACCATTAAGAGAAATGTGTTGTTGGCTAGACCAACGGTGTTATTCAAAAGATTTAGCAATCGATTATATAAAAAATATTTATAATATAGATGTATCTGATGCCATAAAAGAATATGAATATTATTTTGAATTTAATAAGAATATATTTGATTATTTTAATAAAAAATATCCGCCTAAAGTTGAAGATGACGGAACGAGAAAATATTTTAATAAATATGGAAAAAGAAGATATGAGCAATTTTATAAATGTTTTGTTGAAAATGATCCACAAATATATGATGAACTAATAGATTTTAGCATTTTATCAGAACACATTCATCATATATTTCCTTTGGAATATGGTGGTAATAGTAATCCTAAAAATCTTATAGGGATACTTAGTTTTTTTCATGATGTATTACATAAAAACCCTTTACAACACATAGAAAAATATTGTTTTCAAGCAGTTGATTATCTTAAATATATAGTATATTGGGATGTTAAAAAAATGTTTGATGAATATAAACTTTGGGATTATATAGACAAACCAAAGTTATTATATAAATTTAGAAAAATTGCTATTGAAGAAGAGATGGAAATATTTTATGAAAAATTAATTAAAGAATATAATACTTAGAACAGAATATACATTAATAAAAGGGTGATATTTATGATAGAAAAAGAAATTTTATTAGGTGATAACATTTATAAATTAATTATAGATAATAATAATGTTAAATTAAGAAGATTTAATAATAAAACTAAAATGTGGATAAACATATTTTTACCTAAAGAGCATAATCAAGAATTAGAAAATGAATTTTTGGATATACTTAAAAAAGATTATATTGATAGAAAAATAAAAGAGTTGTCAAATTGACAATTCATTTTTTTTAACTTAAAATTATGGTAGTACAACTATTTAATAGGGAGGAAGTTTTTATGGAATCCACGAATGATAAAAAACGTGTAGTGTGTTTGTATAGAGTATCTACTAAAGGACAAGTTGATAAAGATGATATCCCTATGCAAAGAAAAGAATGTAGAGATTTTATAGCAAAACAAAATAATTGGATTTTAAAAAATGAATATTATGAAAAAGGGGTATCTGGATTTAAATTAAGTATAGATAAAAGAGATACCTTGCTTAAAATAAAAAATGCTGCACAAAAAAAGGAATTTGATGTATTATTAGTATACATGTTTGATAGGCTTGGAAGAAAAGATGATGAAACACCTTTTATAGTAAAAGGATTATCAGATTTAGGTATAGAAGTATGGTCTGTCAAAGAAGGACAACAAAAATTTGAAACACATGTGGATAATTTATTAAATTATATTAGATTTTGGCAATCTTCAGGTGAAAGTATTAAAACTTCTATAAGAGTTGATTCCGCACATGAACAAATGGTGAAAGAGGGTATTTTCAGAGGTGGTACTGCACCATATGGATATAAACTTATTAAATCTGGAATTAAAAATAAAAAAGGTAAAGAATTAATGAAATTATCTATTGACGAAGAAACTAAAGATAACGTTATTAAAATATTTGATTTAGTATATTCTTATGGTTATGGTTCAGGCAGAATAGCAAGTTATTTAAATGATAAAAATATTCCTTCTTCTACTGGTGGTAAATGGAATACTGGAACAGTATCATATATATTAAAAAATCCCATATACAAAGGATATATGACATATAGAAAAAGAACTACTGAAAACGATTCACAAACTAATCTACCTAAAGATAAATGGATACTATCAGAAAAACCAATAAATGAACTTATAATAATCAATGAAGATATATGGAACAAAGTTCAGAAAATAAGGAATTCTAGAACGCCACAAAACACAGAAAAAGAATATGTAAAAAAAATTGGTAGTAAAAGCCCTTTATTATTAATAGGTATGATTAAATGTGGATATTGTGGTTCGCCATTAACTACAACTTACAATTATAAATATTGGACTTTAAAGGATGGTACAGAAAAAAAGAAAATTAGAAGCAAATATAGGTGTAGTGGTAAAGCTTTAAATAAAACTAATTGTGATGGACAAACTATTTATGCTAAAGATAAAATAGAAATAACTGTTTTAGATGAAGTTAAATTATATCTTAATAGGTTAAAACAAATAGATTTTACTACCGAACTAGATAAATATACTAAAGATAATCTAGATAAGGATAAAGAAAAATTAAAAAAATTAAATAAAAAGAATAAAGAAATACAAAAAGAATTAGATTTACTTAATAAGGAAGTTATAAAAAGTTTAAAAGGTAAAAGTAGTTTTAAACCCGAATTGCTCTCTAATTTAATTCAAGAAAAGGAAAATGAAATTATTCAAATTAAAAATGAAATCATAAATTTAGAAACTGAAATAAAAAATAAAACCATCGAAGTAAATGATATGAAAGAATTTCAAAATTATATTCCAAAATGGGAAGAAGAATTTGATAAAACAAATGATGATAAGAAAAAGGTTATGTTATCTTATATTATTGATGAAGTTATAGTTTATAAAAATGAAATAGATGTTAAAGTTAAATTGTTTATTAAAGATTTTATTAATTCAATAAAGAATGGGCAGTACAATAAGATAAAGGGGGAGTACACGTTAGATGAATGTACTACCAATAAAATTATTACGAAACTATTGAAAATTGCAGTTTAAAAGGCATATGATATAATTTATTATTGAGGTGATATTATGTCAAAGCCTAAAAAACTTTTTTATAAATTAATACAATGCGAATGTGGAAATAATTATAGATATCAAAAAGATAGGGGAATTCCAAAATGGTTATGTGGGGGATACTCTAGGGGAATTTCTAACTGCGAAAGAAATGCAATAAGAGAAGAACACTTAATAAGAATTATTTCTGCATATTGTCTTAAAAACAGAATTTTATTTGAACCTACACATGAATTTGTGAAGGGGATAGTAGACAAGATTTATATATCTAAAGAAGAAATAAGGGTTGAATATAAGAGTGGAGAAAAAGAAAATAGTATAATTAATGGAAATATGTATAAAATATAAATATACCTCTCCCCTATCAAGACGAACAAAAAGGACGACATAAATATCAATTTTGACATAAATCGACACTTTTTAATTAACTGATAGGAGGGAGGCTTATTTATTTATATAACCTATTTCTCGGGAAATACTGTTTATTTAGTTGGTTTATTGTTTTCTTGTATAATTTCTTTCCATTGATTAATTAAAGCTGCTCCACCAGATGCTAATAGTGAAGTAGTAAATAAATCAAAATTTTGGAAATAAATATTAGGATATTCAAGTCCTAAAGTAGAAAGCAGCCCAAACTTATAAGAAAAAATAGCCCATATACCAAGTCCTTGAGCTATTAGCAATCCTAATTTTATTTCATTTAAAATACTTTTACTTTCTTTTTTAGCCTTAATAATTCTTTTAATCATAGTCCATATTTTTTTTAACTCATTAGTCGCTAAAGTAACTGAAGTAGCTATCGCCACAAATATAAGTATTCGATCCATAATAATCCTCCTCAAAATATTATAATTTTATTTATTTACCAAGTTATACCTGCGTAAATTCTTCTAGTAGTTGAATGAATAAATTTGCCATCAACTTTGAAATTAGCCGAACCTCCGCTATCAGTCGAAAGTCCAAAATCACATCCTAAATTCTCAAATGTAGATTTTAATCTAGCAGCAGTAGTAGACGGTCTATAAACCAATAAAACTTTATTGTCTTTACTTCTATATGCAATTCCTACCCTATGAGTTTTATATGCTACACTTCCAACAAATTGACTAAAGCCACTAGTAGTATAAGGTAAGCAACCAAACCCACTTATTGCAAACCATACATCTTTTTCCTGTGTGATATCGTTTAATATCTTTTGTGCAACGCTACCATCTTTATAAACTATAAAAGTAGGTGCAGGAATGCCTTTACCAACATATTTGCCACTATATAATCCATTTGGTTGAGTATTGTTGATGATATTTCCTTCAGATACTAAAATAGTAGTAGGGTAAGTTGCACCATCTGGGTGATGTCCAATAAAACTAGCAGTTACAAAATTATCAACATTAAAAAATCTACCCTGTTTATCCCTTTCTTCAGTAATTTTTAAATCTAAAGGATTGACTTCAATTATATGGGTAGATGCTATTTGATAATATTTATATTTTTTTTCTTCTTGTTTAGGTTGTTGTATAGGTTCTTGTACTTTTTGCTTATTTTCTAATAATGAATTTATTAATCTCATTGTCTGAGAACCCACTATCCCATCAACTGTAATTTTATTATCTTGTTGGAATTCCCTGATAATTCTATCCGTTAATACCCCGAAGTCCCCGTCTGCCCCATAAGGCTTCAAATCATATCCTAATGCTATCAATTTTTTCTGTAGTTCAACCACTAATTGACCTTTACTCCCTTTCCTAAGCAACACCATCTCTTCCTCCCTTCCTTCCTTTTCAGGAGTCTTATTTTTTATGTCAATAAACCCTAAAGGTTTAATAATATGTTCTATATCGGATAATTTTATATAATAATCATCATTGAATTTATAAGATTTAATGATTTTATTATTCTCTAATTTAAGTAGTTTGTAATTGTTATCAGTTACATAATTATCAACTAAATTCACAAACCAATCTTTATTTATTGAGCTACCAGGACATGACTTCTGGCTAAATTCAGAATGAAAAATAATTCCATTATTATCAAATCCACATTTATCTTTAATAACCCTTATTGCCCTAATAACACTTTCTAATTGTTTGCCATTTAGTACATCATTACCTTTATCAAAATTTCCTATCATTTCACAAGCAAAACCAATAGAGTTTCTTCCTTTTATTGATGCTGGGGCAGTATTAAAATCCCTACACAACCAAACATCTCCATTATCATCTATTGTTATGTTTTGACCTATATCAGACCAGCCATTAGTTTCGGTATGATATTTATACATAGAATATATTACTGCTTCATATGATTTGGCTTTTCTTAATGTGATATGGTCTGGTTTCCATGTATGATGAACATGAAATTCTTTTATAGTTCTAGTAAAATTAAAGTTTTTAATATATTCTTCAAATTCGTTTATGGATAATTTTTTAAAAGTTCTAGACAAATTTTCACCTCCCTTATTTCTAAATAGAAAGTATAATTCATTATAATTCATCTATTTCCGATTCTATTAATTTCCTAGTTTCACTCATTGCTTTTCTATATCCTTATGAATAATCAAAAGTATGATTGTTATAATCATTAATAGATTTATTTTCTTCTTGTGTTACAAAATTTAATATTTCGCAAATTATTTTTTTAGTCACACACATAAAAGCACCTCACAAAACTTTATCCTTTGATTAAATTTATAATCCAGCTAATAGCTGAAGCTACTGCTCCTATAGGAAAAATAAACTTAAAGAAAAGGGTTTTTAAAAAATCACGCATATCTATTTTGTTTTTATTTTCACTTTTCTCAAATTTATCTTCATTTTCTTCAACCTTTTCCTCAAGTTTTTCTATTCTTTGATTAGTTTTCTTTTGTTCTTCATTTATCATTTTTTGACCTTCTGTTAATTCAGTTAAGTTTATATTGATTTTTTCTATTATTTCTTGTTGCTTATCCATTCTCTCATCTTGTTTTTTATTGTGTTCAGAAATAGCTTGTAATAATTGAGACTGTAATGCCATGTTTTTATCAAGGTTATAGAAAACTTCTCTCAAATCAACCATTTCATCAACCCTTTTGTTTAAATTTTCATGTTGTTTAAATAAAGTTTTAAGTTGCTCTCTATGTGCATCACATGGTAATTTATTTTCCAAATTGACACCTTCTTTCTTGATGTTGTATAATAAAAAAGACACCATTTCTGGTGTTGTATAACAAATTGAGAAGGGGATTTTAGGTGAACCTTCTCTTTTTGTTTAGCTTTAATTAGAACACTCTTTCAACTAAATCTTGAACATCATCCATCGTATTATAAGCATATATTTGAGTTGTGGAAATGTTGCTATGCCCTAAAACTTTTTGTATTTTATCAAGTGGTATATCATTATGTAATAAATGCATTGCACAACTATGTCTTATATGGTGGGTTGTCATTTCTTTATTAATACCAGCCCGTTTAATTGTATTCTTTATTGTATTTTGAATAGCCCTTCTACTAAGCCTATTTTTCTGACGACTAATAAATAATGGCTCTAAATCATCATCTCTAGTTTCTAAATACTTTAGAATGTTTTGTTTAGCATATTCCGAGAAGATACAAGTACGCTCTTTTTCACCTTTGCCAATTACCGAAAATCTTTTAGTTTCAAAATTTAAGCTACTTCTATTTAATTGATATAATTCACTTAATCTTATTCCACTAGAAAATAATAAACTAAACAAAGCCAATTCTCGATATATTTTATTCTCTTCTAGATAATGAAACACTTGTTGGACTTCTTCAGTAGTTAAATGTCCACGTTGACGTTTTCTTACTTTAATTTGATCAACCTTATCCATTGGATTTTTTATTTCTAAATAATCTTTCTTTATAAGGGTTTTAAAAAACATATTAATACTCGTATGTTTTCTTGCCAAAGCCCAATCGTGGTTATCACGAGAATTCATACAATACATTAAAAAATCATCGCAGTCAATGTGTGTTACGTTTTTTATATGTTTATTACCTATAAATTCAAGAAATAATTTTAAGTCTACACCTATAGCATTAATTGAATTTGGTGTCAAACCCTTATTTTTACATATCATAATATATCTGTCTAATAACTTTTGGTTTTCAGAATTAATCATAATTAACCTCCCTTTAAATAAAAAAGAGAAGGAAATATTTCCTTCTCTTTAAATTAAAATAACACCTAAATTGTAGGTGTCTGTTCTATTGGATTAAGTAAATTTATTAACTCGTCATGTTCTACCATAAAGAAAAATTCAACAACATTACTGCTTTATAGCATCCTTATATTCCTGCACTTTTATATCATCAACAGTGATTTCTCCTTTAGCAATTTTTCTCTTCAAAATTTCTAATAAAATAGGATTAACCATTAAATTATCCCTCCTAACTCCAATACTAATGTTTCTAATTCATTCACCTTTTGTTCAAGTGATTTTTCTTCAACAATAATCTGATTCTCTCCCATTAAGAATAACGCATCAAAATTTTCTACTATATATGTTTCTAAATTTCTACGATTAGGTATAATAACTTCTACTTCATCATACTCAAATATATTTTCTTGAACACCTTCATTTTCTACTGTTTTTTCTATAATGTTTTTTCTCAATCTGATTATTGCGTTGTTAAGCTCAATCTTCCTAATCCAGTAGTCGCTTGGTCTAATTTTGCTTTGCACTTTCACCTTTTATCACCTCATTATAATATTTTTTGCAGTGTGGCTCTAATGGTTCTATATGTTTTTTGTATAAATTATATCCGTTACACCATTTAAGCCATCCAATGTATGAATTTATACTACACCATTCTGAATGATTTATTTTGCCTTCATTTTTTATTTTCTTTTTAATATTCCTCATTTTTCTTATTAACTTTTTAGATGTTGATTTTCTAAGTAATATATAATCGCCAAAATGTCTATAGCCAACAAAATCAATCCCTCTAACTCGGCTAGGGAAGACCTGGTAGTTTTCTTTGAGTTCAAGTTTTAAATTGCTCCGCAGATACTTTTCAATTTCTTTTCTTAATTGATGCAAATATTTTTTGTCATGATGTATGATTACTATATCATCCATATATCGAATTACATATTTTACTCCCATTTCTTCCTTTAACCAATGGTCAAAATATGTTAAGTAATAGTTAGCAAAATATTGACTTGTATAATTGCCAATAGGCACTCCTTTTCCTCCATCTATGCTATCAATAATCTCATCTAATAACCATAATAAATCTTTGTCTTTAAATTTCTTTCTTAATAATTTTTTAAGAATTTCATGGTCTATATTAGGAAAAAATTTCTTTATATCTATTTTCAAGCAATATTTTGTACCTTCTACATCTTTCATATATTTATTAAGCAAGTTTAAAGCATAATGTATGCCTTTCCCTGGAATTGATGCACAGCTAAAGTCTGTAAAAGTTTTAAGAAGTATATCTTCTATTTGCTGCATTATAGCCCATTGACAAACTCTGTCCGGAAAATATGGGAGCTTATATATTTCTCTTTCCTTCCCTTTATCTTTTTTGATAAATATTTCATATTCAGATGTTTTGTATGTTTTCCAGACTAACATATTTTGTAATTGAATGAGATAATATTCTTCGTTTGCATCTACCATTTTAACTTCTTGATACCATGTTTTCCCCTTTCTTGCATTTCTATGAGCTAATTGTAGATTTTCATAATCGTATATTTTTTCGTATATGTTTCCGTATCTTTTCATGTGTCCTCCCTTAGTTGCTTTGTGTTTAAAGCCGAGTTTTCGAGAATTAACCTACTAACACAGCTTAGTAATGTCAGTTTTGTGTTTTGGCAAGAGCCAAGGCAAATAAATTCTAATACAGTGTATATACACAAAGTAAAGTGGTGCTGATATTACGATTCTGATTAGCTGAGGAATTATTCAGATTCCAATAAAAGCTACTGGCATTCGAGTCATTATTCCAATTGCTGCCTAGTTGAGTAACTTAAAAATTAATTTATTTGCCTATACATTTATATTAGCTTATTCTTGAGGTATATAAAGCAAAGCGGCGCCGACACCACGACCCCGACCAGCCGAGGAAAGATACAGATGCCAACAAAAGCCACCGGCACTCGAGTCATAAGTCCAAGCGCCGCCCAGCAGAGCAACCCTGTTTCCAATATTTTGATAATAATAGTCATATAAATAAGTCGAAGAGCTGCCTTCTGTTTCTGTAGGTATAAATCCAAAATCTAATATATCATTGAATAAAATATTACTTGCATATCCGTTTTCTATTGCCAAATTACCTTTATACTCATAGGGTGAATCAAAAAAGTCGTCTTGGAAATCATGGTCAGAAACATATAAGCGATGGTCTTGTATATTAATGCCATCAACCCATTTCCATATATTGCCCCAAAAGTTTTCTATTCCACGATATGATACGCTTACCAATCCATTTGTGCCTTCTGCCATTCCACTACTATTCCCAAGACTTGATGTAGCTCCTGTTATTTCACTAAGATTACTTGAACCATCATCAGTTTTGCCTACTACACCCTTGCCTATTTTGCTTTGTACATCAAAGCTAGCATATTCTATCAGCATTAGCAACTGTATAGCTGATACTGCATGAAAGTCCTGCAACTCCCAGCCTGTTCCTCTGTTTTGTGCTAAAATTCTTGCATTTGCTCTTGTGAGATTTTGAGTTACCCCACTTGCAGGTTTGGCACCAGCTATAGAGGAAAGCTTATCTCCTGTTCCTACAGTAAAATCTGCTACTTGTTCATCGTTTAAAAGATATGCACCAGCAGAAACATCATAGATACATCCATCAAACGCAGACCTATATATATAATTAATTTCCCTACCATTTCTAACAAAAGCAGGATATATTTTGAAACCATCTTTTTTATTTGGGCTAACTAACCATACATATCCTTTAGTTGTTCTATACGCTAAATAATAAAATTTAGGAATTTCAACCATGACTTGTCCGTTTGAGCCATCTTCAATATAGTTAGGGTCTCCATAATAAGCATTCACAGTCCCATTATCTGCTAAGTTACATCTTCTCATCCCAGCCCAAGGAAAGATTTTGTCGAAGTCTGATTGTACAAGGTTTTTGGCTCCTTCTATTCTTGTTATTGTATCTGCTTCTCTGTCCCATTCAACTCCATAAATGTCTTCTGTACCTCCACCTATAAGTCTTATAATCGTATCTATTTGTTCTGCGCTTGGCAATTTTATTTCTGGCATTATATTACCTCCTCATACATAAATACTACAAATCCGTTTTCTTGCTTAAAGCCATATTTGTATGTTTTACCTGTATCGTTGTCTTGAAATTCATGTGGCATGTTGTCGGTTTTATGGTTTACAAATGAGTGTATTTCGTCATTTAAACCATCGATATTTGAACCAAGGTTGAGTGGCATTGTATATGTGATTTCTATTTCATCATTTGAGTCTATGACGATTTTGTCTGCCCCAATAAAATTAGGTATTTTAATGTCGCAATCATATATTTCACCAGGGTTCAGTTGCACGTTTATATATTTTGACAACACCTCTTGTTCGTTTTTTAGAAGTTTTATATAGAATGGTTCAACTGATGAAATTGCACGTATCTTAGTTACGTTAATTTGCCCTTCTTGGACGCTCGCAGAATAGTCTAAAGGATTGCCACTACCATCTGTGCCTACTCCTGTTGAAAATATTGAAGATGTGTTATATATTTCAGGGGTTGTTTCTGCTTGAGTTACTCTACTACTAACAGTGGAAGTATCTGCTTTTACTTCATTAATTGCACTAACCAAACTACTGGTATCACTAGTGTTCAAATTGGATAAATCACCGATTTTATTTGAATTCTCGTTAATTTGAGTTTGGATATTTGCTATATCAAATTGTTGTATGAATCTCCACTCAGTTCCATCCCACCTATAAAACTTATTAAACTCTAACTCTTGAACAGTCCACCCAATAACAGGAGAGGGGTAAGTAGTAGATATATCATTATAAGTAGCAACAGGGTTTTGATAAATAATCTTGTTAGTATTTATAATATCTTGTAATGTTTCGACCACATTATTTCCATTGGTTTCAGAATAAATCCTACTTGCAGGATAATAAATAATGCCTCTACCATAATACTTAGTTATAGTAATTGTTTGACCATCTAAACTAGAATCAAATGTAATAATACCGTTTAAATAATTTACTTTAAACTTAGTAGCAGAATCTATTTCTTCTTTAATATTTATTTCTGTAAATCCATTAATTTGAACCCTATAAAAATTATCAGGTATTTGTGTTAATGTTACTTTATTGTCAACTATTTTATGTTCTTCATTTAAAATTTCAACTGATATTTTATTTCCTGCTTCATCTGTATTCCATTGAATAAAAAGGGGATCGTTATAATTAATCAATCTATCACCTCATTTTTTCAAAAATAAAAAAAGTGTATTATATGCTAAAATACACCCGAAATGCAATATAAAAAAAGACCCTTAAATATTTTAAGAGTCTTAAATTTATACTTTAATTTTTATTTATTCACTTACCTTTAAACTATTTTTTAATCAAGTTATATACTAAATCACAAACTTCGGCTCTAGTTATCAATTTTTTAGTTTGGATATTTTTTAAACAATCATTTATATTCATATAATTAACATTTCTAATTTTTGATATATTATCAATAATAATATTTACTTCTTCACCACTCAAATATTCATTTGGGTTGAATTTATTATTTCCTACACCATGAATAATATCTAATTCTTTAGCAATACCTAAAGCATTATAATAATAATCACTTACATTAACATCATCAAAATTATTATTAAATTTTGCATTTAATTCAAAAGCTCTTTGTAATATAAGAATAAAATCTGCTCTTTTAATATAATCGTTAGGACAAAATTTATTTTCATTTATACCATTAATTATTCCTTTTGCTGCTAAAACTTCTATAGGATGTTTTAGACTATACTCTTCAGTAATATCATTAAATGTTTTATTTACATAATTTATAGCATAATGACTAAAATGATTAATTTCAAAATTTACAGTTTGAGTTTCATGATCATATACTCCATTTGGTATAGTAAAAATGTTTTTATTACTATCAATATACCACACTACAATTTTTTCTGGATTTTTAAGTTCTTCTTCTGAAGGGGTATATGGAATACTAATTGAAATTGAAGAATCTGGATTACTCCACTCTATCTTTTGTCCATCAATTTCTAAATTCAACTCAATTATAGGTTTATCACCTATTTTGTTTGAAATTTCTGTATCTAATTCTGTTTTGTCAACTTTAATAATATTTAATCCAACATTACTATTAACATTTACATCATTTAGTAATATATTATTTTTTAATGAAACTTTAGCAATTTCTGTATCAATTTCTATTTGAGTAATATTATCAGATTTTAAAATCTTAGAAGGTAAAATGGTTTTATAACCGTTCACATTTTCAGTTTTAGGAATATAAATTTTTACCGAATTAGTATCTAAGTCTAAAATTTCATCTATTTCATCATCTGAAATGTTAGTTATTACCATATTTGTGGTTGTGTCTATACTAGTATTAATTACTATATCTTCATTAGTTTTTAAATTACTAGAATCTCCGCCACCAGAAGAAGAATTAGTTTCTATTGTATACGTAAATATTTGTTCCTCACCATATAAATTACCATAAACACTTTCATAAACTGATACAGTACTTAAAGTTGTGTCTTTAGTAATTAAAATTGGATTATTATATTTTTGAGCATTATACACGTCTTCCATAACACTAATACCATTAGTAGTATATAATATGTTATAATCTTTTGCGTATACTGAAAGAGCTACTGTTATTGATTCGCCATATGTTCCACTTAAATAATTACTTATTACTTGATTAAAAGGATTTAAAAGATAAGGTTTAAAATTTACTTTAGGACAATTTTTATTATCTTCATAATCGAAAATTTTACTTTTTATTTCTTCTTCATTTGTTGTTCCAAAATAACAATTAATTACATCAAATTCATTTGTTGTATTATTAGTATTAGTTCTAATATTAAAAGAGTAATTATTATATATATCACAATTTGAAATTGTTATATTTTTAGAACCTGTAATAAATACACCGTCAATATTATTTTTTATTATACTATTTTCCAATATATTTCTAGTGCTAGAACCACAACCATCATAATATATTCCAACATTATAATTATCATAAATTAAACTATTAGTTATTTTTGCACTAGAATTGCCGAATTTTATACCATGTTCATTATTGGTGAATATACAATGATTAATTATATTATTATTAGAATAATGAAAGTTTAATACAGCCCAATAAGAATTTTCAAAACTACAATTTTCAAATATATTATTATCGCTTTCTAAATTCACGCACCAATATTGTTTATTAGGAGAATAAAACTTTATTAAATCATTAGTATTACCTCTTGCAATAATTTTACCTTGACAGTTTATCCATCCAGCATTAAATACTACTTCTACACCTTCAGTAATTGTTAAGGTTACACCTTCTGGAACAACAACAATTTCATTAATGATATATGGGCTATTTTCCTTAGTCCATATAGTATCTTCTTTAATTTCTTCAACTATTGTTTCAGCATTAGAAAATGAAAATGATATACCTATTAATAAAGTTACTAAAATTAAAAGCTTAAAAACTCTATTCATTTTAAATACCCCCAGAATTAATTAATATAGTCATATTATACCATATATGGATATAATTATAAATAATTCTAGGGATATTATTTTATATTTTTAATTATCTTCATTTACTCCCATTAATGCTTGAACAAAAACTGTAGCATCTAATCTACAAAGTGTAGTTGGTGTTAGTTCTATAGTATTCCATTGACCAGTAAGCATATATGCTGAGATATTTAATTCATTTTGACCCGAAGTAAACCCACTTCCCCCACCTAGAGCAGAAGTAATATCTTGCCCGTTAACTTTAATTGTTATACTAGTAGGAGAAGGAGTTTTTTCATATATACCATAAACAATATTATGTGTATGGGGATTTATTTGATGTGTATGTTGCATACCATGAGCGTGTGTTCCAGACGCACCTTTGGTATATAATTCAGTATAACCACCAGGTGACTTAATATAAAATGTTGCACCGCTTCCACCACTAGAATCGCCAGTTGCAAATGCATAAGCATCTTCATTATTAAAATTAGTAGGCGAAACTCCACCTAAATATTCCATCATTAGATGTCTATGATTTCCTCCACCATCAGTAGTAGATTGTGAGCTAGAACCACTTGTTTGACCTCCACCTGAAGCTGCACCTGTTGAATAAGCTCTAAAGTTTTCTATACGGAATCTTAACATTGATTTATTAATGCTTTTAGTTGATGATGGTAAATAGACATTTAATTTTAAAGGATAGTTATTATTTACATTATCACTTCTACCTTCTTGCCATGTTTGTAAAATACCATCTTCATCAAGTATAGTTTTTGTACCAGTAGAATCTTTTAGTAATAAACCGTATTTACCATCGGCATACTCACCTAATAGGGCTCTCAAATTATCTAGATTGTCTTTTATAGTTATTTTATTGCCATTAATACTTAATTGACCTGTTTCATCTTCAATATATAATTGATTTCCTAATAGTATCTGACCTATTAATTTTCTAGCAATTATACCTGCGGGACTAATAGCTATATCAGCAGTTTGGAATCCATCAGTAGTTAAAACAAGTAAATTATTCAATATTCTCAACTGTTCTAAGTCATCTGTTGTACTTTTGAATATTGCTCCTCTTCTACCAATTTCTATATTCTGATTACTACCAGCTAATGCTTTTTGTGTTGCCAAATTAAGTTCGCTATTAATATAATTTAATAATTCATTTCTCTCGCCACTATCTTCATATCTACCAAATTTAAATTTATTTATATCAAGACTAGTAGAAGAAGTTATGGTATTTCTAATTAAGTCAGCTTGATATTGAATAGGATCATTTAATCTTGTTTTATTACTAAATGTTAAAGTTAATGAATTATTTTCGTAGTCATGTGTATAACTTACTAATCTTACTTGTATGTCTATATCTAAATCAGAATACCCAATTGTAACGATATCACCTATGTTTAATTTATCCCAATCTATTTGGCATTCAACGCAATCTAAAAAATCCACCACATCTATATTAAATTCAATAGGTGGTTGATTAATTCTTTCTATAATTTTTTTCCCATCATTTTTCAATTCTTGAGCATCAATATATGTAACATCTCTAAATGTTTTTTCTTTAATAAATCTATTTAATTCGATTATTTGTTGTTGTGTAAAATTGTTATCAATTTTAACCTCATTATATAAAGTTTGAATACTGGAATTTGTATTATCTATATTAGATTGCATATTATTAATTTCAGTTTCTTTATTAGATATTTCAGTTTCTTTTGCTGCTATATCTGTATTAATTTGAGTTAAATCCTCACCAGCTTCAATTTTGGCATCCTTGGTATCTTCTAAAACTAATAATTCGGATTCCAATACATCCAATTCATCATTTAAGGTTGCTAATTGAGTTGTATATGAATCTAAATCTGATAATAGTGTTTGAAATTCGCCTTCTTTTGTTAATAATAAAGAATCATAATTATCTAATGCATCAAGTAAAGATTGACTCATGTAATCTAAGTTTCTATAATAAGATAAGTCTAATATAAAATCTGTTCCTGTAACATTGACACTATTTATAGATAGTTCGTCTTTTCCTTTTAGTATTAATTTAGTTACTACCTCATCAAAATCTAAAGTTTGACCTATTGTTTTTATATAATTTTTTTCTGATATGAATAATCCTTTATCATTTCCTAAAGAAGTTAATTTCTTTACATTTATTAATTGATTAACTGTATCAAATTCAAATATACAATCAAACGTATTTTGCACATCATTAATGAGATAATCAAGAGCG